ATGGACAACGACAAAATTGATCAACACAGCGACGAAATTGAAGTTGAGAGCGAAGAAAAAGAGCGCGGCAAAAAAATAGAAATAGATGAAGATCGACTCCCCTCCCGGGCGATGGCAATTCATGAGCATATCCGCCAGGATGGTGAAAAAGAGCTGGAACGCGACGCAATGGCGCTACTGTGGTCAGCCATTGCGGCGGGTCTGTCGATGGGCGCTTCGCTACTGGCAAAAGGGATATTTCATGTCGAACTGGAAGGAGTGCCAGGCAGCTTCTTACTGGAGAATCTCGGTTATACCTTTGGTTTTATTATCGTCATTATGGCCCGCCAGCAATTATTTACCGAAAACACCGTGACTGCGGTACTACCCGTCATGCAAAAACCGACAATGAGCAACGTCGGCTTACTTATGCGATTATGGGGCGTCGTGCTGCTGGGTAATATTCTCGGGACAGGTATTGCTGCATGGGCATTTGAATATATGCCTATCTTCAATGAAGAAACTCGCGATGCATTTGTCAAAATCGGCATGGATGTGATGAAGAACACCCCCAGCGAGATGTTTGCCAACGCGATCATTTCCGGCTGGCTGATCGCCACTATGGTTTGGATGTTTCCTGCTGCGGGTGCGGCAAAGATTGTGGTGATTATATTGATGACCTGGCTTATTGCACTGGGTGACACCACCCACATCGTTGTCGGTTCTGTTGAAATCCTCTATCTGGTGTTTAACGGCACGCTGCACTGGAGCGATTTCATCTGGCCCTTCGCACTACCTACTTTAGCGGGGAACATCTGCGGCGGCACCTTTATCTTCGCGTTAATGAGTCATGCACAGATTCGTAACGACATGAGCAACAAGCGTAAAGCAGAAGCACGCCAAAAAGCAGAACGTGCGGAAAACATTAAGAAAAATGATAAAAACCCAGCATAAATGGCGAGGGTTTAAGCAATCGAGCGGCAGCGTACTTACCCCGCAGTCCATTAGCGGGTATACTCATGCCGCATTGTCCTCTTAGTTAAATGGATATAACGAGCCCCTCCTAAGGGCTAATTGCAGGTTCGATTCCTGCAGGGGACACCATTTATCAGTTCGCTCCAATCCGTACCAGTCCGTAAAATCCCCTGAATATCAAGCCTTCCGTAGATTTACAGTTCGTCATGGTTCGCGTCAGATCGTTGACAGCCGCACTACATGACGGGTAAAAAGTGGATAAAATAATTTTACCCACCGGATTTTTACCCATGCTCACCGTTAAGCAGATTGAAGCAGCAAAGCCGAAAGAAAAACCATACCGCCTTCTCGATGGTAATGGACTGTACCTTTATGTCCCTGTATCCGGGAAAAAGGTATGGCAGCTTCGCTACAAGATTGACGGTAAGGAGAAAGTCCTAACCGTAGGAAAATATCCGCTAATGACTTTGCAGGAGGCAAGGGATAAGGCATGGACTTCGAGGAAAGACATCTCGGTTGGCATCGATCCGGTAAAGGCGAAAAAGGCTTCGTCTAACAACAATTCATTTAGTGCGATTTACAAGGAATGGTACGAGCACAAGAAGCAAGTCTGGTCAGTAGGCTATGCAAATGAACTTGCAAAAATGTTTGATGACGACATTTTACCTATCATCGGCGGCCTTGAAATTCAGGATATTGAGCCGATGCAACTACTGGAAGTAATCCGCAGATTTGAAGATCGCGGTGCAATGGAGCGAGCCAACAAAGCCCGCAGAAGATGCGGCGAGGTTTTCCGTTACGCTATTGTCACCGGCAGGGCTAAATATAACCCGGCACCTGACCTTGCTGACGCCATGAAAGGATACCGCAAGAAGAACTTCCCGTTTCTTCCTGCAGACCAGATCCCGGCATTCAACAAAGCACTGGCAACATTTTCAGGAAGTATCGTATCGCTCATTGCGACCAAAGTTTTACGCTACACAGCCCTAAGAACGAAAGAGCTTCGTTCCATGCTATGGAAGAACGTCGATTTTGAAAACAGGATTATCACCATCGACGCCAGCGTGATGAAGGGACGCAAGATTCATGTGGTCCCGATGTCGGACCAGGTGGTTGAACTTCTCACTACGCTAAGCTCCATCACTAAACCAGTATCAGAGTTTGTTTTTGCCGGACGCAACGATAAGAAGAAGCCAATCTGCGAGAACGCGGTATTGCTTGTGATCAAACAAATCGGCTATGAGGGTCTGGAAAGCGGTCACGGATTCAGGCATGAATTCAGCACGATTATGAACGAGCACGAATGGCCTGCTGATGCTATTGAAGTGCAACTTGCACATGCCAACGGCGGATCTGTGCGCGGAATTTACAACCATGCTCAGTATCTCGATAAGCGCAGAGAAATGATGCAGTGGTGGGCTGATTACATCGATGGTCGTGCAGGAGTGTAAGCCATTACGCGAATTCTTCCACGATCGCCATGCCAGTAGCACCATCACCACCGGTAAATGCCGCACCGGTAAACCCAAGGTCATACGCGCCACCACCACCGGATCCGGGAGCTGCGCCAGCAATACCGGCCTGAGAACCCGCCCGGCCACCGCCGCCAAAATACGACGCCCCGCCGTTGCCCGTCAGAAGGCTTGAGCCTGTCTGTCCATCTGAGCCGGTACCACCGTTGATCCTGATATCTCCGGTCGCCGCCGTACCTCCGGCGCCGCCGGCGGTATTGGACACGCCTGACTTCACGCCGCCTTTCCCGCCAGGAGCTGAGAACAGGCTGGCAAACGAGGTGGCCCCACCATCTGCACCACTTACTGCGCCAACTCCGCCCTTACCACCCTTGCCGACAGTAATCGCATAAGAACTGGCAGCAGACAGGTCAACCCATACGATAATGGTCGCGCCCGCGCCGCCGCCAGCACCGGAGAAGGTTTCTGTATTGTTGTAGGCCTGGCAGCCGCCACCGCCGCCACCGGCACCTGTCAACGTTACTTTTGCATAACGGGCCAGAGGAGATCGCGTATAGGTTCCGTTTGCATAGAAAACTTTTGGAGCGCCAAGTGAACGACCGACAAAACCAGAGGAATCAGATATTCCGAGGTTATAACGGGCTTCATTTACCGCATCATCACCAGCATCTTTAATTTCTGACAGGTTATTACTGATCTGCAGGAAAGATAATAATGACCCGGCGGTCATTAAATTCGCGACAATGTCATTCGTTGACCATACGCGTGCCGTAGTTCCTTCCTGACCACGAATTACTGTCATCACGTCACCAGATACAGACGTGACGTGCATAATTTCGGAAATTGTTTTCGTGGCCGCGTCGGTTATCGTTAATTTGAAATAGCTCTGCCCAGATACAGGGGAAGGGAATAAAGACCCCGCTCCAGTACCCACGGTAATAACGGTAGCGGACGCGCTAATACCCGCAGCGAGCACACTCTTTGCGTTATTATTGGCTAATAGCTTCAGCGCCATATATACCCCAGTTAAATAATAGAATTATCAGAACGAACATCGCAGATAGTAAATGTCACGACACCAATGACAGTGACATCGTCCAGAGCATCCCCCTCGATCGCTTCGCCATCATCGGTTATCAGTGACTTTCCTCTCAGCGTGGCAAGTTCCGTCCCGCCACCGTGATGGATAAGCAGCTGGCTTCCCTGCTTTGGCTTCAGGGAGATATCCAGCACAACATAACCACCATCCCTTTCGTAAAGGCGAGTATTTGGCCCGACATTACAGATCGAGTTAACGGTCAGCCGCTGTTCGGTATAGTCCGTTGCCGGTGATGGAAAGCCCATTACAAAACCCTCCCCATGTTGGCCATCATCCACAGCCTGTTTTCGCTATGGTCAGGCGTCTTATCGACGAAATACGTTTGCTCGCGCGCTATCCAGGCGTTAGCTTCCACCTCGGAAAAGTGGATGCCATGCTGGCGCAGCGCGCTAACAAAGTCGCGGGTGTGAAGGTACTGGAACCCCTTAGAGCTGCGCAAAACCGACTCGCGGAAAGCCGCGGCGATGTCTGACTGTCGAAGCATGATCTGCCCTCCGATAAACACTGTTTTTATATACAGTAGTTTTATTGAGAGGGAAGGTCAACCTCGTTCAGTCTGCGTAGGTTTTTTGTGCTTACAGGACAACAGCCCCAGCAAACTCTTCAGCTTGCATGAGTTGCTGTTCAGCCTGTTCTGCCCACGGCTTCGATGACGATGCGTCCAGAGTTACCGCATACTCTCCTGCGTTAACTTTCGCCGCATCATTATATCTAACGGAGACTGAGGCTTTAACTTGACCTGCATCATCCTGCCTGACGCTTTCTACTGAGTAAATAAGGTCAATATTGATATCCTTATCACACAGAAATCCTCCGAGATAATAAATCTGGACAGTTTTTACTGCTGATAGTTTAAAGGCCATGATAATTCCTTATGCTGCAGAGTAATATTTATCGCCAAAAATAAGATTGGCTATTTTTCTTGCCGCAACTTTCAGTGTGTAGTCGAATGTGACTGTGTACCCGTTATCGTTCATGTGGTTATAGTTCCCAACCGGGACGTTATATACCGACGAGTACCCGCCCACCTCCACGCCGTATTTAAAGAACGACTTTTCACAGTCGGCCAAAAATGCATTTTTTTGGCGAGCCACTGTACGTTGCATCATGTTTACTGACTCGAATCTCACATCGCCCAAAACTTTCACGCCGCTTCCGCTCCAGTCCTTTGTGACAAAAGATGTGGATGGGGGCGGCTCCAGTATGTCCTCAATAATGCTGTTCAGGTTGGTTTGCGTGATGGTGGTGGCATAGGAAGTAGTAGATGGTATCGGTTCTACAACTGTTATTACTGTTCGGTCAGATGAAATAGACGCAATTGTATAATCTCCAGCATTCGCGCCACTTGCTACATGCAGTGTGTGTCCTGGCTTGAGAATATTACCCCCATACAGTGGGTTTGCGAACGCCCCTTGCGTTATCGTCTTTGAAGAAGAGTCAAATGCATAAGTTGTTGTCGGTCCTACGTTATATGTGCGATAAGGCCACAATAAAGGCTGCCCTCCTGGTATTGTCGGGTAAGTTTGAGGCATTTCTACGTTATGGTGCGGAGTCGTACAGATGATGGGAATAGCGCCACGTGCCAGGCACAGGTCGACAAGAGCCTCAAGCGTCGTTTGCTGACCCGGATATGTGCGCCCCATATTGTAGTTACCAACTGGTGCATCATTCATCCCCCCCACGATCAAAACAAAGTCGGAGGTTGAATAAGGCGAATTCGCGAGCTGGGCAGCGAACTGCTGGAATGCCTGGGTCGGTATGCACTGGTTATCATCAATAATATCGAACTGACCATACTGCTTAAGCTCTTCTTTTAAGGCATTGACAAACAGCGTGTTCGGAGCATAAGGAGCACCGGCAACGCCGCCGCCAGTAGAGCCCGCCCCAACGCCCACAGAAGACCCGATAGACGTACAAATTATCTGGCGCTTTGTGACGGTCTTAACTCCCGCGGACCAGGTGATGGTACCGAACGGTGACTGATCTGTTGACACTCCGGTGCCCACAAGTTTATCGGCCAGTGCTGCATACGGGTCTGTCAGCGCCCCCTTGAGGGTCGTAACGTCTTTTGAGAGGGACTGTATATCCGTGGTTGGATCACCGGCATACAACAGCTTAAAGTTATTCTGCGGAGAGCCACGGTATTGCACAGTGGCTGGCATTGCCGCCCGCAGCTCTCCACCAGTTAGCGCAGTATTAGCCCCTTTGAATAAGTTACGCGTGACTGTGTTACCGTACATATCGGTGATGACCAAAGTCATAGCACCGGTATTTGCAACAACCGGCTCAAAAGTAAGCTGAGTTCCATCGCCAAGTAACCCGGGAATTGTTAATGCTACCGAGTTAGGACTGGTAGCATCGCTGGTAACAGTTGCCTTTGAATAACCATTAAGTACGCGACTTCTGTCAGCCGGGTAGGTCAGCATCCGAAAATCTGCTGATGAAAAATTAAATTTGATTAAATACGTGTATCCCGCTACAAAATCTCCAGCAGCGACGCTGGTCCCGTTATTTTGCTTAATCTGCCTTGCCGTTCCACCATTAACGGAAAGAGTTGGTGTACGGGTTGTATTGGTGGCGCTTGGCGTAAAAAGAAAGACGCGATCAGATGCAACAAGTCCAGGGATTGTAGATGCGGTGCCGGAATAGGCATCTCCAGAATTAGCAACGCCAGACAATAACGCTACGCTATTTAATTCAAGCGTGGAAATTCTTGACGCAAGTTCAGCGGCTACCGGGCCGGATGCCACAAGGACAAAATTGTTAGCAGTCCCAGTGCGGAATTCCATCAGTGCGGGCTGATTGAGAAGCAACTCATTCCCAACTAAAGCTGCATTATTTTGTTTCTGTATTGCCCGAGTAACCGAGTTCCCCCTGGCATCTGTCACGGTAACGCTAACAGCCGCCGTATTCAAAATAGGAGACAGGAAATAAATCAAACTGCCATCCACTAATAATCCGGGGATAGTGATAGCAATGGTATTAGCCGCACCGCTACTCACAGCTGTAGCAGACTGGTAACCCATTGGCATTGCGGATGGCATTTTTCGTCCGGTAGGCTGCAGCGTTCCTGCGGTGTTAACAACCTCAATCGCAAGAGTTGCGTCGTCAGCGCTGCGGTAATACGCAGTTGACCCGACAGGAATGTTGCCGGCATCTGCATCAGCCTGCGCCGCAGCCAACGTCGGAAATTCGCGGATTGTCCCTGTTATAGCCGCTGTGCCTGGTTGCTTTGCCTGCAATACGGCCACGCCTGCTTTGTTTTGATACTGCCATGCAGCAGAAAGCGCATCCGGACCCTGGGCTACCCAGAAAGACTGGCCGTCAGTAGTCGCTGCCAGACCTGCAATGGTGCCATCTGGATCGCTTGAGGTTTTATAGAACGTGAACTTATTCTGTGCATAGTCAGAAGCGTTATTTGCATACTCTTCAGCCTGTGCTGCTGATGCAGCTGCCTGCTGGGCATATTGAGCGATAATGTTCAGCGTATCCGCCGTCATCATGTTGGCAACCATATCGTTGGCCGCCCACGCATGAGCCAGCGTTCCTTCCTGCGCACGTTCAATCGTGAAGATGTCACCAGCCTTGGCTGTCACGTTCACGATCTCAACCTGAGAGCCGGTGGCGGCATCGGTGATCGTAAGCTTAAAGTAGCTTTCGCCTGCCACAGCATCAGGGAACTCGGCACCAGTTCCAGCGCTAACGATCAGCGACGTGTCGGTAGCGCTGATAGCAGAAGCCAGCGTGCTTTCTGCGTTGTTTGTAGCCAAAAGGGTTAGTGCCATGTCTCCTCCGGGATATAGGCATAAAAAAACCCGCCGAAGCGGGTTTGATGTTATCAATGTGTTATTTATGAAATCCCACTGGCGTGGGCTTTGAGTTAATTATCTACAGAAACAGAGACATTTCCGCCGTTGTTTTTAATTTCATATTTGTAGCTGAATTTATTACATGCGAGCGTAAATCCATTAGATGAAACCATGGGTATGAAAGAGCTAACAGAGTCACATTTGTAAGAGCTTTGTCTGACAAACCCAACAAGTGTATCTATAAATTCGAATGCCTCTGGAGTGTCTTTGTATAATATTGCGTTATGTTCAACTGGCGCGGCTCTGTCTTTTGAATCGTATAAACTATAATCTTTAGCTTCTTTTTTGTTTTTAGCTCCGTTGCTTATTGCTGGCTTCTGCGTTATTGACTCATCATATTTTTTCTGAATATTATTCAAAACCTCATCGCTTGCATTTGTTTTTATAACAGAATCATACGCAACAAATACAGTATCATACCAATCATTAATGCATTTGTAGTCGGTGCACAAATCCCTTGAGTCCCATAAATCTTTTGTCAGCCTATCGAACCCATTTTTATTATGCGCAACTTTCTTTGCAAGATTATAAACCTTAGCAAGAACCTCATCATCTTCTGATAATTTCTTGTCAGAACAAATTGTTTTTTCTGCAAAATTTTTTGATTTATTACAATCAAAAGAAGCTGCAAAAGAACTTCCTGCGCACAACGAAACTGATAAAAAAGCAAGCATAATTGAAGTTTTCATTTTAATCTTTACCATGCTGTGGTGGATGAGGTAAATACTACACCACAGTCATTGTGCTTCAATCAATAATTTCCACCGAAATGGACTGATAGAACGGCATGTGAAGCAGGCCGCTATCCATGGCCTGCTTGAAAAAAATGGCGAACTCGAAATCCTCGGTGATCACAAAAGCCGTGTCCTTCTGGTTGTACTTCCTGGAGTTATAGGCCGATGCGTTGTAGATAGCGCTCCGCGTGAACCTGCGGCGCCCCTTATAGATGGAAATCACGATACCGCCATCCACAAACTGGATCGAGATACTCCATCGCTGGTCGTTGAGGATGTCTGTGCCATTCACTCCCAACAGGAACCGCAGAATACGCCGTTTTATCCATGGGATAGAGAAATAGAAGCCGTCACCTTTATAAAAATTCCAGGTCATGATCCGCTTAAAAAGGTCATCGGAGACAACAACCTGGTTCGACTGGTCAATCACCCGGTACTCATTGAATGCCAGTTGGTTAAATTCGAAGGTGTTATATGGGCCTATCTCCTGCTGATCGCTGCTGGAAATCACCGGCGGCAAAACGCCATAGATGCCATGGGCAATCCACCGGAGCTGGTCTCCGGTGTTGTAGTCACCGATGAAAATCGGCAGGTTGGCATTAACCATCCAGTCATAAATGCCCTGCGCCATCGAGTTATAAGCAGTAAAAAACGCCCGCAGATTGTCATCGTCGTTGTATTGCGTATACATATACGACCGGATGATATCGTCCAGCATGCTACGCCCCTGTTACGATCACGCCATCCGACGCGATATAAAAATAACTGAACTTATCGCCGCTGATGATATTCGTCCCGGCATCCGGTGGCGTTATCACACCATTGATGGTGACCACGACGTTTAGAGTACTGATCAGCCCCATGTCGATTGTCGAGTTAATCGCCTGTAAGAATGCGTCTTTCAGGTTGTTAACGTTCAGCGGTTTCCCGGCGAATATGCCGTTCACATACTGAATCGTAGGCGCCGAGACCAGAGAGGCGACCGTGGCATCTGTCAGGTAGTTAACACTTTCTGTCCCCCACTGATACGTCACAGTGACCCGCTGCAGCAATGGCGTCACGAACGGGATCACGTAGTTATCAGGCCAGTCATTCACCGTCACGGTATTGTTTCTGACGTTCGGTGTCACCTCGCCGCCGCCTCCCCAGGTCCCGGATGACGTGGTGTCAATCCCGATGGAAAACGTGTGAGGAGACAGTACCGTCACGGTCAGAGGAACGTCATTAATACCCGTCATCCCGGTAACGCCAGTGATCCGGATAACCTGGCCGTCAGTGTAACCATGAGTCAGGTCTGTGCTGACGACACCAGGATTTGCATTCGTGATCCCCGTTACGTTCAGTGAACACCCTTTCAGCCGACTGATATCCCCTGCAGACTTATAGAGCGCGCCAGCAATATCGTAAATATCACCGCCGGCACACATAACTATCCACTTATCCCCGTCCTGAATGACAGAAACCAGGCGCGCCTGCACGTTATCAAGGCTGGTGAGATATTGCCGGATAAATCCAGGATATCCCTGAACGGTGGCCATCTGCGCCTGCCATACGCGATCACGAAACTGATAGTTCGTTTCCGGGTCAGCACCCGGAGTGCCGGCGATCGGGTTGGTGCAGGTGATGGTGACGTCAGACGGTAGACTGGATATGATCTGGTTAACCGTATTTACCGGAACCGCCCAGGTCCCGGTCTCCGTTCCCTCGCATGATACGCTGGCAGATACTCCAGACGATGAGATAATCGTCGCATCACTGACTGAATAGGTATAGGTCCCATCAGAAACAATAAACCCCTGTGGGATAACAAATCCCGCCGGGCCGGAAAACTGAATCGGAACCGTTGTCGTGCCAGCCGTTTTTTGCCCGGGGATACCAGCCTGCTGCGCGAGAAGCTCTAGCATGGCGAGGTTAGCCTTTAGCGGCCCCACTGAGTTAATCAGGTCAACCCTTGCTTGATCACAAACGATGAGCGCGCCGACATCGGTACTGGCCACGTCCTCAATCAGAGAGCCAGGCAAATCAGTTGTGAGCCCCGGAGATAGCGCAATGGCCTGGGAAACGAGCTGTGCTCTTAGCTCTTCCGGCGTCAGAGGAACCGGTCCTGCTGACGTATAGCTGACTGGTAAATCGCTCATACGGCCACCTGTGTAATTATTTTTGAACCTGCGTTTGTGATTGCCGAGATGTTATAAACAGGCGGGTCGTCGCTGATCAGTGCAATCTGCAGCGAGGAAAAATACTGGCTGAACTGTTTTTGAATACGGTTTACGTAATACGTTGGCAGGATTTGCTGGATCACTGAACCGGCGGCCGGTATTCCGTTGTTCGCATAAAAGGGCGACTCCTGCGGTGCCAGTTTCAGATTCTGGATCAGAGTGGTCAAATACACCGAGTCATTAAACCCATTTTCGTCGGTTTCCACCAGGACCCACTTCCCCTCAGAGTTTCGGCCATAGGTTCTCACTCGGTGATACTCCCGTTAAACGTTGAAGTCGGCCCCCCGGTATCATTTCCATCGTTGCCGTTTGAATGTTCATGGCTGTTCAGCCAGGCCAGAAGCGATTGCCACCCGGCGTGCATGATTGCCGGGCTGGTGCTGGCAACAGAGTCCTGCAGATGTCCTGCATCTCCTGAAAGGTTCCATTTGCTACCGGTCAGTGAAAAAACTGTCCCGCCAACGGTGACGGTGAAGCTGTCAGGTGTGGAAATGGCGATGCTGTCAGGCTTCAGGAGAAACGTCGTGTTGCTGCCGCTGTCGCGCAGCGTTACCCCCTCGGGACCGTATACCGTCACCACCTGTCCGTCGACACCCTGCCACTCGGTATTACTGATTGGCAAGAAAACAAGGGCGCTTAAGTTTGCTGGCGGAGTCATATCCGCAATGCCGCCTCCCTGACCGCTAACCCCGCCAATGTAAGTATCTGCGGGGATAACAATCCCCTTATCTCCCGGCTGCATGGGGTAACGAATATATTGAGGGCCGAATAAGGGGATAGTCACTTGCGGCAAAACATATGGGATATCCCTTAGCTCAAAGGAAACAGTGATCATATTCCCTGTTTGCTTAACCACGCTCGCCGGAAGAACTTTCCCTGATTTTTGAAGCGCATTATCAATTTTTCTTTCAGTAAACCTGTTCATGCTTGAGGCAAAATTAAGCTTGTTGTCGATGCTCATGCATTACCTGCCTTAATGAAAGGGGAAGCCTCAATAATTGTTACCCATGCTTCTGCCGTTGGTTGCCTGCTATTACCTAACAGGCGAACGGAGTTCACAATAAAGTCGCCAGTAAAGGCAGAGTCTTCTCGATATTGAGAGTACGAAGAGGCCTGTATCAACGGAGTGCTTTTTTTAGGCATCAGGATGTGATCGCCAACCTGAATATCACCGCGCATTACGCACGCCATGCTGATTGTGTTAAATGCCACCCATGTTGGCTGCCCTATCAAATCCTTGAAATCTATTTGGGTTGGGCTGTTACTTCTGGCTACGGCGCTGGAAACAGAAGTCTTATCCGGGTGGTTATCATAATCGTTATCCCATACCCGGATCTCATTACCATTCACTATTGCGATCTCTACACCAGAGTATCCGCCATCGCGAATTCTGGAACGTGAAAAAGCATTAAGGTCCTTGGCCAGTGTGACAATATCATCACAAAACAGCCCCCGGTAATGATTAAGAATTAGCCGGTCGCTTATGTTGATGTTGAACGTATACCCTCTGATGTTCATAAAACACTGCGTGAGGGCTACAGAAAGCTTCTGCCCCTCCTTCCAGTCAAAGGTTAAAGGAAGGGGTACTGGTTTGTTATTTTGCACGTTCTGGACAGGGCCAACCACGATTATGAAGTCAAGTCTTAACTCAATTCCCTGCCAGTTACCAAAGACCTGATTTATCACGCCATCCAACACCAGTTTTGGCGCGGTAACCTTCCCAGCCAATGGCAGCCCATCTTTCATCCCAAGGGATATTTTAATTTTTTTGCCAAAGAAATTCTGGCGAGCCTGCTGCATTTCTTTTGGGCCAATACCCCAGATGGTCAGGTGAGTTTCGCCCTGGGGTGTCGATTCACCGTATCTGAGGATATCAAACTCAATCATCATGGCGCCTGGGTTGTAAACTCCGTTCTTATGGCTACTGTATTTTATCGTTCTTTCCGGAGAGGCACCTTCAGCAGGAATGGTTATCTCAATATCATAATATCTCATGAGCTGTTTACCTCAATCTGTCCATTCTGTTCTCGCCAGTACATGGAGGACGAATTAAACACTCCGGAGATAATATTTATTCCACCGTTAAGCACGGAGCCAACGAGCGGGGTATTTAGAATGGTATTCCCAGAACCATCGGTTATGAGGACATACCACCTCAGCCCGGCAATGTTCCATTTGACCTGGCAGTTATAGACGGTGCCATCAAGGATCGGTGTAAAAGTCATGCTTTGACGATCATTGCCGGTAAACGGATAATTCTGGGTTGTCATGGCCCTACCCCCAACTTACCCAATAGGCCGGTTATTGCTTCCGATACAGAGCTCCCGAGAGGCGTGTTGCCAAGAGAATTGGCGGTATTAGTCCAGGATGGGTCGGTTACCATATCCCCGGCGCCAATCTTGTTTAAAAAATTGTTCACAGCCTGCTCTGCACCATTATCGGTTATCAGTGGCTGCTCGAAATCCCATATCCATGAACGCTGTGGTAATGGATCATTACCAGAAGTGATGTCCCTCACGACACGCAAAATGCAGTTGCTATAGATAACGGATGGGGTGGCGACGATAAACGTGCCGCCTAAGTTAGAATGCGCCTGAAGGACAGACTGCAAAGCACTCATAGTGACGAGCTTTGTCATCGCCCCGGTGTTTTCATTGACCGGGGCCTCCATTACCAACGAAACGCGCAAAGGCTGAGCAAGCAAGGCGTTCGCAGCTACTACCTGGTTGGCGAAAGGGTATCTGGCAATTTCATAATCAACCATTGTGGCGCCCTGAACCGGGCGCCAGTGGCAGAAATATTTATCCAGATCGGTTAGGTTTATGGCTCCTCCAAGCAGTCCCGTAACAAAGCTCGCGCTCTGCGTCAAAGCGACGATCGGGAGCATTCCTCCAGGAATGGCCTGCGCTATCCCTCCGCAAAGTATTACTGGGGATATTTCAAAACCCAGCTTATACATTTCACGTGTGAATCCCATTACCTCGCCCCCAATTGCGCTGAAGTTACCACGGCATTCCCGCCGGTGTTGTTATAAATAACAACGTCACCGCTCCCGCCTCTTCCGCCTTTCCCATCTACGATCTGTTGCAGGAGCTGGTTAGTTTTCGAGGTGTTCTTGGCAATCTCTGAACTATCGACGCCGGTAGCATCATTGCTCTTCGGTGCTCCATACATCGCGGCATACTTCTCCCTGATTCTGCCGGGATAAGCCCTGTTTTCTGCACTCCCGCGGCGGCTTCCGCCGTTGTAATAACGCAGCGCTTCGTCGAGATCACCATTCGCGCTCTGCATCGCCCAGGAAAAAACTCGGGCGCCAGCCATGATGTTGTCCCGCGGGTCAAACGGCTTCTCACCAGGCTGAAAGTTATCAGGCATAATTTGCATCAAGCCTAATGCACGCTTACCAGACCTTGTAACAGGCCCTTGCGCGTTCTGGTCCCATGAAGATTCCCCCGCGGCAATGGCTTTAAGCCAGCGCGGGTCGACGTTGTATTTCTTGGCTGCATCCAGAAAATACTGGTCGTACTCGGCAGGTGCCGTACCAGTCAAGCTGTACAGATGGCGTGCCAGCCATTTTGACGCTGCTGGCGTGTTCGGGTCGCTGATGCCGCCTTTTACGAAGTGGTTTCCGCCGGCATCGGTCTGGACGTCATTATTCAGGAATGAGGACCCGGACTTGATATCGTCCATCGCCGACGATCCGCCATCGAGCCAGCCGAGCACTTTCATGATGACGCGCCCCAGCCGCTCAACGCCCGACATAAACGACTCAACGTCGCTTTTGAACGTCGGCGAAGCCAGGTAGTTACCGAACCGCTCAATACCACCGGCAAGCGCATCAATCCACTTGCCGAGTTCGGGGGATTTCAGGACGGTATCGATCGCGCCTGCCAGCGCATCAGACAGTTTGCTCAGTTGCGGCGTGAGAGGACCCAGGCCGCGCACAAAAGTGTTCCTGATGCTCTGGCTGCTGTAGTCGAGCTGGACGTTAAAATCCTGCCACTGGCGCGCCTGCTGGTCGGTAATTTGCAACATGCGCGCATCCTGCTGCGCGCGCTTCTCCATGGCGGTGATCTCCTCATCGCTCATGTTTTTGAAGCGGTTCAGGTCGTCCAGCGTAAAGAAGTTTGTCAGGCCGTGCGCCTGTGCGCCCTGTAGCGTGCTGCCGTTCTGCACGAAGATATCTCGCGCATTACGGATCATCTGCGGGAGCAGTTTGGCCGGGTCCTGGTCGGGATTGTTAATCCCCATCGCCTGAAACGTCCAGCGCTTCGACAGGTCCATCTGCGAATCGCGGATAGCGCCCAGCGTCCCCGCCGGATTGCCCAGCACTTTCTGGTAGTTTATGGCGGTGGAATCCAGCGCGCCGATGCTCGTCCCGAGCCCGAGAGAGGTAAACCGCTGGGCGCCGGTGGTGGCCGCCAGGCGGTTGATGCCAAACAGGCCGCCAACGCCAAGGACGCCGGTAAATATCCCGACAATACCACCCCAGGAAAGAAGGCTGGCCGTCGCTTCCTTGATATGACCTGCCAGCGATTTAGCGTCTTTCGTCGCATCGCTGAGGAAGCCTTTCGCAGATCGGGTGCTTTTGTTGAATTCGTCCTGCTTTTTCTTCGAGTCTTCCAGGTTGGTATTGAGCCGATCGATACCGCTGTTGATGGTCAGAATGGCCTCGGCCACGGCATTAAACTCCGCGCCTAACCCCTTCGCCTCACCTTTGGCCTTTTCGGTCTGCTTGCTGCTTTCGCCAATACCAACGGCAGCTACCCGCCAGGCTTCCGGTAAATCATCCAGCGCGCTCTGGTACTCGCGAAACCTTTCCATAAACGCGACAAACTTGTCGTCATTTACGTCAATGTCGACGATCGACTTAGCTACCATTGAAGAAACCTCTTTCTTTGAGCGCGGCGAGAAGGTAGCGCTGCCGGTACTGCGCCGGGCTGGCATACTCCTCGCCGGTGATCTCCCTTATCACCTGCCAGAAGCCCTCATTAGACGCCCAGTCTAAGAGGGTATAAATGACGTTTCCGGCGGGGCATTCTGGGTCGGGGTATCGGTAACCGGCTTCGACGTCTGCAACGAATCGCGGAACGCCGTAACGCTCGATGAGGTTAGTTGCCCATCGTACATTTTGATCACCGTTCCCACGGTCGGCGCGATCAGGTTTGCCTTCTGAATAGCAGAGGAAACCATAAAAAAAACCACTTCGCCTTCGACCTCGCGATACTCATCAGGGTCGATAACCCCCTGCTTGAATGCCACCTCAAGAGGCGTGGTTTTCCACTGGCCGCCGACGTTATGGATAACGACCGTCAGTCGCTGAATTTCATCAACGATGTTCGGACCTGTCCGACCGTTATCGATTTCCGCTTTCAGGCTCTGCCTCAGCATCATCGCGGCGATTCTGGCGGCGCCAAGACCACCAACCTGCGAGATGAATTTGGTGAACAGGTTCCCCAGCAGGATGCAGTGTTCTTCCACCACCTCATAGGGGAATGGCGTCACATGCAGGTATACGATCGAGCCGTCTTCGCGGGTAACGCTGGTGACCAGATTCAGTTTCTTGTCAATTTTCATGCATTACACCCACATGTTGTCGTTGGTGACCATATAGCCGCTGATGGTTACCACAAAAGCCGGGTCCATCCCGCTGAAAGCCAGCTCGTTGAAGTTGACCAGGTAGCAGTTGAGCAGCGTGATATTGCCGAACGTCGTTGCATCCGGCGTCACCACGATTTCACCCAGCGACGTATCGGTTAAAAAGCGCTGCCGGTAGCTTTCGCCCAGCCCCTGAGTTTTCAGGAGATGCACGGTCAGCGTTACCTGCTGATACGGCGCCTGGCTGCCGACGGTGCCGGTCATCGTAGGGATGATGTCGGTAGCTGGGCCATCCGGACGCAGGCTAATGCCGTCCTTTGCCAGGTACGACGCCGAAACGTTCAGCGCCGGTGTATCCGTGACGGAAAGAGCCCCGCGTACGCGGTTAAGAAAGCCCTGCGGTACTAATGGGTTCGCCATTTTTTACGCCCCTACAAAGTTCGTTACGTTCACGTTAAACGTGATGGATTCGAAGCCGCGGCGCGGCGTCATGACGGCGCTCAGCCCGTTATATTTGCCTTCCTGGTAATCGGAGGGGTTCAGGCTGTTGTAGTTACTGAACGGCACGGCGTTGATCACGGCGTTGCCGGCGTAAGTGCCTTTGTCATACTCAGTGTTGAAATCTTCCTGCGTCAGTTGCGTGTCAATGACGCGACCGAGGATCAGCCCGTAGCTGATGCCATTACGCAAGGTTTTCAGAGCGCGACGCTGCAGGCGGTCAATGCCCTTCTGCTCGTAGTACAGCGGGTTAACGGTCGTGTTGGAGCCGTTGATAATTTCATTCGCCAGGTCGAGCTCAAGGTTGATCGCCGTCCACGCCACCGAATACCAGTAGTTGAACGGGTTACCGTCGAGCATGCGGCCGGTGAACAGCACTTTATTGCTGAGACCACCTTCTGCGCCGGTGCCGATGTAGTTGATGTTGTTGTCCTGCAGCGATTTCAGCAGCGCGCTGTTGCCTTCCAGTGGGTACTCAGTCAGGCCGTACATAAAGCGGTACGACATCGGCGGCACCATGTTGCTCGACCCCGGGTCGTTTGCCAGGGACGACTGGAACGGGCCGGCCATGGAAAACTCGCTCGCCGGAATATCCGGAGCCTCGACGCCGGCAAAGACAGTTTTGTTTTTGGTCGCGACCCAATCCTGATAGGTCGCGATCGTTGTGGTGACAAAGAAGTAAACCAGGCTGCCCGGCGAGGTATAAAGCCCGGTCAGGGTTTTAAATTCATCGACCGAATCCCATTCGCGCGGCACCAGATAGGAGAAAAACTTCTGGTAGGTGTTGCCCAGGGCGACGTCTTCAGCGATGAAGGTTGTCAGCGCTGCGATAGCTGCCTCCATGGACACATCGCCCAGCTCCAGCACATAAACAGCCCGCGTTTTACCCTGGGCCCAGAACGAGGTATTCATCTGGGAAATTTCGTTCTGAACTACCGTTTTTACCGTCCCCATTGCCGTTGCGGTGCCGGGGTTGGTCGTCAGCGGATAGGTGAAGGTGTTGGTACCTGTCACCGTAGCGGTATAGGCGCCATTGTACCCCGCCGGAGTCGCTCCGGAGATAATCACCGGGACCTGTGACCCGTTAGTCCATCCGTGAGCGGCAGCCAGCGTGACGGTTACCACGCCAGTAGCCCAGGCGAGCGTTGAGATGGATTTCGCCGGTGCGAGGATGTCGGCCAGGTCGGTTTCACTGGTCAGCAGCTGATATTCACCGGCATTCAGCGTCGTGCCGCCCATAGAAATCATCGCCCCGGACTTTAACAACTGCGAGGGCTTCGGCGGATTCGTCACCGACACGTTAATATTAACAATTGCCATTTACTTATTTCTCCGGGTCAATGGACGGAATTGCAGACGTGATCAGCTGGCGCGCTAAGTTACGCATCCGTTGCTGGTAGTAATTGATTTTGAATTTGATGGTCTTACGCATGGCAATGATGTTGAGCTCGTTCTGAGTGACTCGCTCATCTTGCACGACGGGAATATTCATGATCCCCATCTCCGGGGCATCGCCGGTCGTGTAGTCCTGCACATACCGCACAAAGTCTTCAATGCTGGCGTTACGCAGGCCGGTGACCGAAAGCGTGACATCTTCCGATACCAGCTGATACTGGTTTTGCTTCTCGTCCAGATAGAAAGCGCCGGCGATCGGTGACGTATTGCTGCATTTCACCGTTGCATAAGGCGGTGAAAGGTTCTGCGTTGAGAGCATCGCCGGGAACATCGGCATGTACTGATTCAGGGCCAGCCAAATCGGCAAAGAACTCGACACCACCACGTCGGAGAGGTCTATGTCATCCGCAGAGTTGATGATCTGCGACCGCATGTGCGGGAAAATTGCCTCTCCGGTGTAGTGGTACAGGTTCGCCGGCTCATTCAGCCCGGTACGACGGGAGAACGAGAACTGAACGCCAAAAAACTCGCCGATGTACAGCACCTCTGACCCGATGTCGTTAAACGGGTCGATGTCCTCCTGCGCGGTGAACGTCACCACGTTGCGATCGTAAAGTTGCTCGTCGTCCTGAATGGTTTCTGTCGTCAGGTGCAGATAGCCCTTCACATCCACCGTATCCGGCTCATTGTTCGGATCGTCAGACAGGACCGAGGCTTTCACCCAGAACACGAAGCCATCGAGCGGAAGCACCTTTCTGATGTACTTCGTGAACGTGACCACCTGGAACCGGCTCAGATCATCCAGCCCCTGCGTCAGGGTAGCGTTAAGCTCGGTTTTGGCGTTCTGTAACTCACTCAGGGAAGGCATTCATCACCCCGCTTACCCAGGCGCGCATAGCTGCCTGATAGGTTCCTGTGTCAATGAACGAAGGGCGCGGCGGCCCATTTTTGCCTTTAAAGCGCTTCGATATTCCCTCAAGCGCGCGGCGCGTTGGTACGCCAGGGAGGCCGTTCATCTCGGTGTTATCGAGGAAGCCGACAAAGAGATCGTGAACTTTGGACATTGACTCAGCGAGCGGGTCTTTTGCCGGCGGCGCGCCAGCGAACATGTTTTCAAGAGCTGCGGCCAGGTCTTTGCTCATCAGCTCAGCGATGTCGTTCCCGTAGCGGTCAAAGAACGTCTGCATAATCTGATACCTCGCTTCCAGCTCTTCCGCTACGCTCCCCGTCGTGGTGTCCTCGTCCTCGTCCTCGTAGGGGATATCGATAACGCCCAGATGAAAGGTGATCATGTCAGACCCCACAGGCTCCCGAACTGCTGAGCGAACATCAGGTAGCGACGGCCCCACGGGTCCTGGAGCATCTGCAGATCTGCCAGCGACAGGTCTTTGAAGAAATCAGGGACCAGGCGCTGTGCGCTGGTAGAGTTATCCCCGGCTCCCGTGATAACACCGGCTTTGAAGTCATTCAGCCCATATTGTTTACGGAACTCAGCAAACACAGCCTCTGTCCCGTAATTGATGAGAAACGATGCCCCAAGGTTATAAACCGCGATGCTGTACATGTTAGGCATAACGCACGCGAAGTCCGGGTTAACCCATTCAATGGCGCCGCCATAGGCGAGAGAAAAAGACGGCGAGTCGTCGGGAACCTTGTCGGGGGTGATGCCCATATCAGATCGAACGAATTCGATGAATCCCGACAGACTGGTGGTCATTTCTTCTTGCTCCCGGCTTTCGGCGTGACAATTTTTTCGTTGATGGTCGGGTCGTCTGAATGGTCATCGCGCCCCTTGGCCTGCTCTGCGCTGAATTCCATGTCACCTTCGTAGCCGATACCGCTTTCGCGCAGTGTGTTATCCAGCGCGGCGACGGATGCCTGCCGGCGGTTATGAGCCCCGCGGGTCAGATGACCATCGTTATCGCGAATGGTTTTCTCAATAACGCTGGCAGAAACGGGTTTGTTGATGCTGTAGCACAGGCCGACAAATGCCTGGCTCTGGTCGATTTTGGTTGAGTCAACCAGACCGTAAACCTGATGATGCTGAATAACCGCTTCGACTTCTTCGGTCGAGCCATCCAGAACCAGCATCTGTGAGCCGTGCTCAATGGGGATCTGGCGAAGGCGCCCGGTTTCCAGCTGGCGGAAAGTGAAGATGTGGCGCTGCTTGGTAGTGTTGGCGATGTACAGTTTCATTGTTTACCCTTCGTAAAAAAGCCCCTGCACAGCGAACCATGCAGAGGCTTAAGCACTTCTCAATTTCGAGTTTTAGTCGCTGTATTTCATCGACAGGATGGTGATAGCTTCCGGACGGACTGCCCAGCCAGCCGTAGAGCGCATTTCTGACAGCACGTCGATAGCGCCCCCGGGGATTGGCGTCGGGATTTCCATCGGTGCCGCCATGTCGGTGAACATCAGGGCGTTCGCCGCCAGAGACGGGCTCAGTTTGGCGAATTCGTTGGTGTTCACGGTGGAGTTGGCCATCGGCACTTCCACTTCCGGGACGGTGATAACCACCGCGTCAGTACCGCCGGCACCGGCGCCGATCAGCGTGTCGTCGTACACCCAGTCAACCTGAACATTCGCGCCACGGAGAACCTCTTTCACGGTGCCGCCGACGGTATCAGTACCGCCGCCAGGACGCTGATAAGATGTCAGCTGAACGATCTGCTGAATCTCCATCGCGCCCAGCACTCGCTGCGGACCGAGGATAACAACACGCTGCTGGCGACCCAGTTGCATGGTGCGGGTCAGCGCGGCCTGTACATGGCCCAGCAGATAGACAGCCATCTGTCCATGGTCGTAGGTCAGCACAGTGGTGTTGCTGTTGCTGTCCGGCGGCAGGGTTTCGGTGGTCGCGCCTGCGGTGTTCAGCAGACCTTCGCCGCCTGCCGGGTTCATGCCGTACAGCAGCGCAGAACGCAACTGCTGGAAGATGCCCTGACGCATGCCGAGACGCTGAGCTTCTGGCAGAGCCACGTTCCAGTTACCGGCCGCCGCGGTGTCGTGGTGATCGTAGATACCACGGCAGCGGAACAGGTAGGTTGGAGTGGAGATCATGCGCGCCTCGAGCGCCACGCTCGGCAGCTGGTTGGCGTTGCCGGACTGGCTTGAGGTCACCTGGGTGCGGATATCCAGGCGGCGCATATAAACGTACTGGTCGCCTACGCCAAGGCGGACCTGCGGGTTACCGCTGGCGATGGTTTCGAACGCACCGGACGCCTGCTGGTAACCAATGATCAACTCCGGCGCAATGTACGACGGGTTGACGATGGTGTAGCTGGGGGTAATTGCAGCCATTTAAAGCTCCCGATTAAAGTAAGACCAGCGCGCAGCTGTCGGTGTTGTTCCAGGTAAGGAAGCCCGTAGCGCTGTCATAGCTGACAGTTTTCGAGTTCCCGCTCTCGATGGAGATGACTTTCACCGGCAGGGTGATGTCTGCCTGAGCCACAGCACCGATATTGCCCTGCGTGGTTGCGGAACCGCCCGGCGCGCTGGCAGGCGCATAGGTGAAGGTTGTCGCTGTCGGCACGGTCAGCACAACGACGGTTCCGTTATAGGCCGCCGGAGTTACACCGCTGATCTTCACGTACTGGCCAGCGGTCAGTCCATGCGCAGAGGCGGTGGTGGCGGTGGCCACGCCGTTCGAATAGGTAACAGCGGTTGTGGCAATGTCAGCACCGGCAAAAGCCGCCGCGGCTGCGGTGGTCACCTGGTTATTGACGAAGTCCCACGCCAGCGGCGTTTTCACCGATGCGCCAGCGGTTCCGAGCGCTACCACCTGCGCTGAAGCTTTCAGCGGAACGCGCATGTTGGAGCCAAGGCGATAGAATGAAACGCTCATGCCGGACGCATACAGCGGAACCGGTGATTGCGGAGTGGTAAGCCCGTTGTGGGCCTGGTTGAAGACGGTGAAGCCTTCTAGCTCAGCCAGTGATACAGCGCGACGAATAGTCGACCCGCGAGTACTGGAGTTCACGCCGGGCAGCAACTCGGCAACCGGCAGGCCACCCCACAGCGGTTTGGTTTCGGTGGCGGCGACAGTGCCGGACGCCAGGTTAAAGCGATTTGCCGGATCATCCAGAGCAACGCCCTGAATGAAGCCATCAGACTGCACACCGAAGGAACCAGCGGCATTCGTGGTCGCCATCGGGTTAAGAGATAAATTAGCCATGCTTCAGAGCTCCCGTTAAGCCTGGTTGTTAAAACTGGTGACCTGACGCTTGCCAGACTGGAACGGCGCCCAGGTGACGGCGGGATCGCCTTCAAAGGTGCTGATCTGGCGACCGGTTGCATCGGCGCGCTTAATCTCGCGCAGCATACCGGGACCAACTGACAGGCTGGCCGCCTTCTGCGCATCAGCGTAGATATGCTTTTCGGCAGTGCTCAGCAGTTGAGAATCAGCGATGGCAGAGAGATCGACGGCTTTGTAGTCCGGAGAATGCTCCTGCAGTTGAATCATCAGACGGCGGCGATACGCCATCGGTTTTTCACCGGACAGCGGGATCGGGGCGCGTTTGCCAAAGCTGGAGAAGACGCTATCGGCTTTCACCTGCGCTTCTGCAACTTCGTTGCGCTCTTCGTCGCTCAGTTCGGTAGGAATGCGGGAGCGAAGCTCAGCAATTTCCTGGAGGATTTGAGAGTCGGCTTTTTCTTTTGCCATTTTCTCAGCCTCTTCGGCATCCGCCTTTTCTTTGGCTTCAGCATCAGCTTTTTCCTTCGCGGCTTTCTCTTCCGCGTCGGCTTTAGCTTTCGCCTCTTCCGCTTCTTTGTCTTCTGCGTCAGCCTTTTCTTTCTTGGCGGCCTCTTCGGCGTCAGCCTTGGCTTTCGCTTCCTTCTCTTCGTCGGCCTTAGCCAAACGCGCATCGATCGCCTTATTAATCAGCGCTACGATTTTTTCCTCGTCCATCTTTTCAGCCTCTTCAGGAATGGAATCAGATTTAACACCGGTAGGGGCAAGGAGCTTGTCCCACACGCCCTGTTCACAAATTGCAACGTGGTCGAGCAGCTCGGGGGATGGCTCCACCAGTAGAGGCTGACCGTCGACAATGATTGATTGAGCAACCTCTGAGAACTTCACAGTTGGCGAGGTGCTTAATTGCCTTGTTGCCATAATTTCAGCAGCTTCGGCGTCGTACACACGCGCAACGGCCCACACTTCGCCCTTATCGGCAACCCAGGCATTTGTCAGGGTGCCAATAACGCGCTTTGAGAACTCGTCGCTATCAAGTGTTCTTTTTTCGGGGTGAAGCCAGATAAGTGGTACGCCAGCTACCCGCTGGAGAAATTCAGGGGTGAGATAGTCGTCCGGGTTACGGAACGTCATCTCCTGATCTGCAGATCGCCAGGTAACCCCTGTTCCGGTCACCCGGATGGCGAACATCCACATGTTGTAAAAATATTGCGGGCTGCTTAGCGTTCCGTCAGCGATGAGCGCGGCCACGTCGGTTTCGTTGAGCGCCTGCTGCGCCAGCATTTCAGCGAATGGCTGATGAAGCGGCTTTGGCAGATCGTCAATATGGAACCATCCGGCGGCCAGCGATTCGTCGTTTATCTTCGCTTCGAATTGCTCCGGCACGTCGGCGCGGTAGGTCAGGTAGTCACCATGTACGCTGTGCGGCGTCAGCGGGCCATCGTACTGATAGCCTGTTTCCTCCAGCACCTCGCGCCGTGCGGCGTCTATGGCTAACTCTCCCGGCTCTATCGTCCCGCCCGGCTGGCACCATGTGCCATCATCCGAGCGCTGGATCAGGAAGACGAACTTCCCCTGACGGAACATTATCCCGCTGCCAAAAATAGCCACGTTTTAATGCTCCTATGCTGCTTTCATGGACTCCAGGAACTTGCGGCCCTTCTGGGTCAGCATGTCCTCGGGAATGCTGCGGAGGTTGTACAGATAGGTGACGTAGCACCGACAGAAAACCTCTTCGCCAGGCTGCGTGATTTCGTCGAGATAGCCGGCGGGACCAACTTTGACATAGCCATTTTTCTGCGCCCAGTTTCCGCGGATGAGATAGACCAGCTTATCCCGCTCCTTGTGGTCTTCCCGGTAGTCATAACCTGCCTGGCGCCAGTGACTGTGCCACTCGGCAGCAATCGCGTTGTTGCCCGTCGCGATGATGTTGTCGATATTGGCGATCAGCTTATGGCTCTGGTCAATCATCACGCGGCGCGCTTCATAGTCCACCTTCTCGGCGGCCTTCTGAATGTGCGCCGCCTTCTCCCGCATCGTTCCCTGAATGCCGGTCAGCGCAATGCTGTCTGCTGAGGGAATGCTGCTGGCCCATCCGCTAAACCGCGACAGAGTAGTGTCGATGGCTTTCTTGCGATTCAGCTTTATCAGGTCAGCGCTGGCCAGGATGCGGCGATCCAGCTCGCTGCGTAACTTCGGCTCCATGTAGTTCAGCGTGAAGCGTGAAAGCCCCTTGTGGCGCTCCAGCGCTCCAGCCTTGCTCACCTGCATGTCATAGGTCTTACGCAACCGATCGGACACCATGCTCATGTAGTCGTCATCAGTTTCGCTTTCGGCCGCTTGCCGGATAATGGCCTGCCATTGCTCCAGCTCCTGCCGCGAGGTGTAGCCATTGCGCAGAAAGAACTTCACCGCCTCGCGTACGGTGCGCGTGAAAGTCTTCATAGCATCATCTCGCCTCCGGGCTCTTCATCCCGTGGCTGTTCAGGCCGATTAGCCTTTAGAGAGTCGATATCGAGATCGAGCCGCTGCGGGAACAGGCTTTCGTTAGCGTTCGCGTTGGTCTGCGCCCACTCGATAAGCAGAGCGCGGTTCTCATCATCCGTGTTGACCTGTGGAAGCAGCACTTCCAGCATGCTGACGATCGCCTTAAACCGGATTTCGTCGACCTTCACTTTTTCGCTTTCCGGCTCTTTCAGGGATGACGGCCAGCGATATTCGAAGTTGTTAATCCATGAGGAGAAGTACAGGCTGTAGGTGTTTTTCAGCTCCGGAAAGTCAGCACGCAGAGAATTGAAAAACTCAATGCTCCAGGCGCGATACTGGCAAATACGGATGAAATAGTCATACAGCGGCTCAAGCCACTCGCGGATGTTGTCGATGTAGACTGCAACAGATCGAGCGTCTTCCGTCCCCTCGCCGAAGCCCTGGGCGAATGTTTCCGAGTTCAGAATGATAGCCGGCATGTCAGCTGCCGCAGCGATATTCTCCAGAATGTGATTCCGGGAGGAGTCGAGCGGCTTTTCCAGGTTGCTCAGGTCGATGGATTCGATGCTGTCATTTGCGCCGATCTGCAGGACTTCGCCTGTCTTCCCTCGCTTCAGCATCATTCGTTTGATGCCGCTGAGCTTTTGCATCATGTTGTTGACGACTGAGCTCGGTCCCTGAATCTTCGTTACCAGCAAGCCACCCTTCACGGAAACCATGTCATCGGTGCGCATGGTCTGGATGAAGGATTTCAGCGGGAACAGAGCGCGCTGGTAAACGCTGCGACCGGTAAAGCCAAAGGCAGCAGAGTTATAGGCCAGATAAATCGGGTCCTCGTTCTGTTGCACAACACAGCGGGATTTGTGATACGGCTTGCCCGCCACTCTGATCCCGTCGACCTTCTGAAAGTCCTGCGCGTTCGGATCCTGGTTCAGGACGATGCTTCCGGCAGTGTTCAGCGGGTCGAGAATGTTGAATGTCACGTTGTGCTTATACAGCGTGCGGTAGTCCACCGCAGAGGACGGCTCCTGGTTATCAACCAGCATTGCGATCGCCGAAACACCGTAAATGCGAGAGATGCGCGCCGCATTAGCGATGTGCTTATCGGCGCCCAGTGCTTTCCACTCCCGCTCAAATGCATCGCGGAGACGCTGCTCAATGCCATACGCCTGCGAAATGTGAACCGTGCGCGACTCGTTCATCGCCATCTTGATCGGGCGATCTACCATTTTCCCGCCCAACGGGTGGAAGAGGTAAATCGTTTTGCAGGTCTGATAGCCAGCCGACATACCCGGCTGAATGTCATCGCTGTCCAGGAGCGTGATCAGCTCCGGCGAGCAACTGCCGATTGCGATATCATCTTCGTTCATTGGTTTTCTCGCTAGAGTGCGTCGCCGCTACCGAACGCGATGATCAGCCCGTAGGTGTAATCATCCAGCAAATCGTCGGCGCGCTTGTGCGCGTTCTTATCGGCAAGGTGGAATCGTGACACCTGCTTATGCAGATGGTTTGCTGTTTCGCCCTTGAAGACGGCCGTCTTCTCGTAGGCGTATCGGGATATTTTCGCCAGCCCGCGGTAGTGATACCCAGAGGCCATAATGGCGCGTTCGTCCTTCCCTTTGCTGGTCAGGGCGGATTCAATTTTGTTGACCGGCCATCCCAGGCTTTCACCTTTCTGCAGGAGGATGCTGCCCATGCTGGCGTCTTCGATGAAAACGCCGAGGCTGCCATTTACAGCGACGCACTGGCCGGATAGCTCATTCAGCCTGGTGAAAACAGACGGAATCCACTCTTCCAGCAGCGCGCCGTCGATCTGCACCACATCCCAGTCAAGAATGGTCAGGCGCTGAATTCCGGGCCGGGTGTCTACGGCGTAGTAAACCACCGCCGTGCCGTCGTGCTCAGTACCGCCCTTAACGGCGGTATCCATGACAGCGAAAACGGCCTGGCACATCTCAGGGTAATCGACAGGCTGATCCTGGTTTTCACCCTCAAACCATTTGCGGACGTCGAAAAGCGACGCAGCGGACCAGTCGACGAACTCGGCCAGGAACTCCTGCCGGAAAACGCGAGGATCGTTGTTCTGTCGCTCTTTCTCCAGCTCCTCGGGAGGAACGAAGGGGTTTGATGACGTCGGCGCGTGATGCTCATGGAAGCCGAGGTCTTTGTTATGGCAGATGGCATAGAAGAAATTTTCTTCGTCCACACCGTCAGGCGTTGAGAATACGTAAGCCCGGCCCTTTGTCGTCAGCAGCGTCGGCTTAATCGACTTCGGCCAGATTTCCTTCAGCATTTCAGGCGACTTGGTAAAAGCCGCCTCATCGATCAGGATAATTTCGTACTCACGACCACGACCGGCCAGTTTGTTGTCGTTGGTGACCCAGAAGTCAATCTTCCCGCCGTTCTTCAGCAGCAGGCGCTTTTCCTGCCGGCTGAAGCTCTTTTTCAGCGGCAACAGGATTTCTTCCAGCTTGTCGTAGATCTCCTGGTACTGGCGATACTCGGCAGTGAAGATACCGACCCGGCCGCCCAGCTCGATGTCCATGCCCGGGCGCCGAAACTGCGACGTTGCGTAGGTCACCGCGGCGCTCGACAGCATGAAGGTTTTCCCCCAGCGTCGACCACAGCGAACCGCATTCAACTGGTGATCCCAGGAATCAGACCAGACCGTTAACTGCCCGTTGTGTAGCGTGGGTAGGTAAATGTCGGCCATGATTTATCTTCCCGGTATTGGCAGCGAGTTATGCACGACGATCGCGTTATCCTTGTCGCCGTCTTTCAGTACATCAATTTCGAGTTCAACCTTTTCGGTCGCGGCTTCGCGGTAAGCGGCATCAACGCGCTGCTTGATAATCGCCGCCTTGGTGTACTCCAGCGACTCAATGCGCGCAGTGTTGCGATGCATGGCTTTCTGCGCCTGAGAGATGAGGTCGTGCAGATCTTTGGCCTGCTCGCTGGCGGCTGTCTCCAGCTCTGTCTGCCAGCGCCCGATATTCTCTGCCGCTGTCAGGCTCGCCGCTCGCAGCCAGAAAAGCTCATCGTCGAGCGTGAGCATCTGGGCATCTTCGGTGATGGCGTCAGAGAGCAGCATCCGGCGGCCATAGCCACCATGCTTTAATGCGTTCTGGTTGCCAGGCTGGAAGGCGTTCGTCGGCGGAGCAGTGCGCGATCCGCGTATCGGTTTCGTTTCTGGAGATTTTGAGCGGGCGCCTGTGTCGGGCTGGTTTTTTTTCACCTTCCCGTTTTTATTGGCCCCGCCTTTCTCCTTCTGCGAATTCGCAGATTTGTTCGCACTTTTTTTTTGCGAATTCGCACCGTAAGTCGTTACTTTGATATAGCGTTTCGCAGATGAATAATTCAGTCCCTGCGCTGCGCACCAGTCTTTCGGGGATATTCCTGTTTTGGCATGCTCGGCGAGGAACTGGTGTTGCAGTGCTCCCCAGTCCGGTTTTGCCATAGTCCTTACCTCGTAGTGACATTATCGAGCCACCTCTGGAAGTGGCTCTGTAATGCCTTACTTCAGGCACTGCGTGGTGATGTATTCCTGCAGCGCCCTCATGGCTGTTTGGTCGCTGATGATTCCGGACCGGATACCGAGAACGTTTCGTCCAGCAACTGCAGAGAGTTCGACGGTGGCATCATTGCCCATGCCGGAGGCGCTGGAGGTTTCGGCTGAGGATGACACAGGGCATTTTCCTTTGACGAACACCCGACCACCATTATCAAGCTTGCGCCGAAGAGCATCATTTTCAGCTTTCGCATCAGCTAACTCCTTCGTGTATTTAGCATCGAGTGCATCAGCAGAACGCTGGCGCTGCTGCATGTCAGTAATGGTGGCGGTCGCCTGCTTCAGCTCACTGACTTTTTTATCACGCTGTTCTTTGTAGGCGATGGCGTTATCACGGTAATGATTTACCGCCCACGACAGGCAGACGATGATGCAGATAACCAGAGCGGAGATAATCGCGGTTACTCTGCTCATACCTCAATCTCTCTGACCGTTCCGCCAACTTCTTTGAATTTTGCAATCAGGCTGTCAGCCTTATGCTCGAACTGGCCATAGCCAGCGCCAGGCAGTGAAGCCCAGATATTACTGCAACGGTCGATAGCCTGACGAATATCACCGCGATCAATCATCGGTAAAGCGCCACGCTCTTTAATCTGTTGCAGTGCCACAGCGTCCTGGCTTTTCGGAGAGAAGTCTTTCAGGCCAAGCTGCTTGCGGTAGGCATCCCACCAACGGGAAAGAAGCTGGTAGCGTCCGGCGGCTGTTGATTTGAGTTTGGGGTTTAGCGTGACAAGTTTGCGTGGGTGATCGGAGTAATCAGTGAATAGCTCTCCGCCAACAATGACGTCATAACCATGATTTCTGGTTTTCTGACGTCCGTTATCAGTTCCCTCTGACCACGCCAGCATATCGAGGAACGCCTTACGTTGATTATTGATTTCCACCATCTTCTATTCCGGCTTTTTTAGCAGCGAAGCGTTTGATAAGCGAACCAATCGAGTCAGTACCGATGTAGCCGATGAACACGCTCGTTATATAAGCGAGATTGCTACTTAGTCCGGCGAAGTCGAGAAGGTCACGAATGAACCAGGCGATAATGGCGCACATCGTTGCGTCGATTACTGTTTTTGTAAACGCACCGCCATTATATCTGCCGCGAAGGTACGCCATTGCAAACGCAAGGATTGCCCCGATGCCTTGTTCCTTTGCCGCGAGAATGGCGGCTAACAGGTCATGTTTTTCTGGCATCTTCATGTCTTAGCCCCAATAAGGGGATTTGCTCTATTTATTTAGGAATAATGGCAAAACGGCAGGGGTTGTTAGCGCGACCTCCTGCCACCCGCTTTCACGAAGATCATGTGTAGAAGGCCGCAGCGTAACTATCACTGATGAATTCAGGATAGCCAGTGGCTACGGCTCAGTTATGGTGCTGTTTAACGGACTTGAACCGCTACCCATTCGCTTACAAGGCGACCGCTCTACCATTGGAGCTAAAACAGCATGTTTGGCGGGACAGCGTGGACTCGAACCACGATAAGAAGGTTAACAGCCTTCCGTAATGACCTTTATACGACTGACCCAAATAAAAAAAGCCACCGTTGCAACTTAAGAGTCACTAACGGCAGCTTATGCGAATAGTGTTGCTCATTTGCTCAATGATGTCAACACGTTCTATGCTACATGTTTAATTTTCTCTACACGTTTCCGATTTTTAAACGCACTATCCAGAACCGGGTAAATCATAAACAACGAGGCATTAAGGATTTCGTCAACTTCCCGTCGACAGGTTGCGAGCGATGGTTTTTGAATGCGCCCGCCGCCACGGCATAACATCTTGCGAGGTCTTGCGACGCAATGATAGTAAGATGCAATGGCGTGCTTGGAAGAGCCATGAGCGTAGTAGCTGAGGAGGATGCCAAAGGCTTTCTTGTCAATGCACATGACGGAATCGACGACCTGAGAAATCAACATTCCATCATCATCATTACACATTGGCCTTGTCATAACTCTTCCCGGCTCTACGCTCTCCATGAACTTCGCTATTACGCTGCTCATGCGCTTTTCCAGGCGGCCTGAATAAACCCATGCGCCCCACAGTTCAAGCCATCCATTCAGCCAATCGTGCTGTTCTTTGGTGAGGTTTAGTTCTCTTATGCCCATGCGCCTTCTCCCTTGTTATCTGGAATGGTTTTTACTGAGAACGTCATGCGGCCTCCAGTAGCTCTGTAATCATTGGCAAACTGCCGCATGTTTCAGTCACAACCAACAAAAGCATTCCACCTTTAATCGCCTGATAGCGCTTGACGCGCATATCGTCTATCTGACCGTCATCCAGCCAGAAGCCCGCACTGGTGAGTGCGTCAAAAACGGCTTTGGGCAGATTGTCCAAATCTCGTTTGCGGTTATCGGGAGGTGCTGCGTGGATGGTTATTCTGATGCGAGGTGTGATTTTGATGTCTAGCTGTTGTTGCTGGATTAATTCGATTACTTCTTTTCGGTATCTCTTCCCCCAGTCGCTGATGTAGTGGCTCCCTCTTGAGTGTCGCCAATATCGGTTGTTTGAAGGAGGCCACGGCAATTTTATTCGGTAGGTTTTCATGACTTAATCTTCCCCTCCTTCAGCAGTATCGCCTGCGTCCTGATCACGCCTTCGAGGTGGTAAAGTCTGGCGTCTTTGTTGTCGAGAATCATTGTACGTCGGTCGATTTCATCGTGACACGCGCTACAAGCCCATGCTCCGATCAGGTCGTCAGGCTTCATTCCCGTTCCGCAAATTCCAGCCATCCGGTAATGTGCCAGAACTGTAGTTTCAGGATTGCCATTGCATACGCCGTAAATACGTACCTGACATTCTCTGCCGCGCGCTTCTTTGCGTAGGTTAGCCATTAAGCAGCCTCCCCTGTTACTTTCAGCATTCCGTTATCGAGCAGCTTTCTGGTCAGCCACTGTTGACCACGCCCGGTGATTTTTGTGGTGAACGATATCTGTATTCCGTGATTTGTGTTGACCGCTGTTTCTTTTACGGTGAAATAGCCGCGATCCATATATTCCTGCATTGGCACATTGCGCCGGGAACCTGAAGCAATAAGGATTTTGCGATCGCGCATCCATGCAAACAGTTTGTTTGGACCAATACCAACAACCTTTGCATAGTTTCCAATCAAAATTCCGCTGGCCTCGCCAACGCGATCGGCAAACTCAACTTTAGGTGCGGCAATTGCGAGCTGGTTTTCCAGTTGCATTTTCTGCTCAGCAAAATCAGCAGCAAGGCGCAACGCTTCTGGTAGAGTTTTGGGGATATTAACCGCAGCGTCTTCAAGCTCTCGCCAACGGTCAACAAGGCGAGCGGTGAATTCCGGCGACAACTGGGCAACAACGACAATACTGTCTCGCTTACCTTGTTCGCCTTCGAAGACGTAATGCTCGTACTGAACATTGAACCCTAAGTTATTGATTCTTTCGGAAACCTCAATTTGAGGAAGCCGGATAACACCATTTTTAGCCAGCGTTTCGATGGTACGTTTCACATTGTCATGACGCTTACCAACCAACTCAGCGATTTCAATGCTTGTCATTTTGATGGCATTGCCATTTATTAACTCATTCATCGTCTTCTTCCTCGTGCATCGAGCTATTCGGATCGCTCATCAGTTCTGCGCAGTTATGGTCTGCCATGGTTTTCATGAAAACCCAGTTCTTTTTCTGCCCTCTTCCTTTCTGCAATAGCGTCAATGATGCTAGCAAATATTCCAAGATATTTGGTGCGCCCATCTACGCATATATTCGCAATCCACTTACATCTCTCTTTATTGAAATATACTCCAGTCACTCCTGACGAATTGGTTATTTTTCTCTTTTGGTTCTGTGCATTCTGTTGGTGTGTAACCAATCGAAGATTAGATAGCCTATTATCTGACCTTACTCCATTTATATGATCAATTTTATACCCTAATGGAATCTCACCATTATTTATCATCCATATGACGTGGTGAGCATAAGTAATTACACCATCGATAGTTAACATCCTATAACCATCACTCCTAATGTAACCAGCAACACTGCCAACCTTAACATTATTAGAAGGAGACACTTTCCATCTAAGTACACCTAAAACATCATCATATGATAATTTATTTCTTAATTCGTCTATGTTGCTTATATTTCTCATTATGTTCCACCATATTTAAGCATTCATATATACAACGCTCACACACGTGAACTTCCAGCACATGCAGCTTCTGACCGCAGTTAGCGCACGTTAAAGCTCGCTCGACGCTTTCTTGTTCGTAACTTCGATTTTGGTCAATCACCTTGTTTTCCTCGCACGATGTCTTAGCCACCGGATATCCCACAGGTGAGCCGTGTAGTTGAAGGTTTTTACGTCAGATTCTTTTGGGATTGGCTTGCGTTTATTTCTGGAGCGTTTCGTTGGAAGGTATTTGCAGTTTTCGCAGATTATGTCGGTGATGCTTCGTCGCTGTCTCGCCACACGTCCTCCTTTTCCTGCGGTAGTGGTAACACCCCTGTTGGTGTTCTTTCACACCGGAGACACCATCGATTCCAGTAAGGTTGATTTGGTCGGAAGCGGTTATCTTCTTTGCATTCACCGCACCGATAACATCGCATCATGCTGCCCGGTCTCCCCATCGCGCTTTCATTTTTTCATTTGCAAATCGCCAGAATCTTCCTTTGTGATATGAGCTTTCGCCATTACAGCAACGACTAATTGACGAACTATCAAATCCTTCTCTGACAGCATCCATAGCTGCTTCATAATAAACCTCCTCCCCAGTTTTCATGTCAGTAGAAATAACAGCTTTACTGGCAGGATGGTCACCACTAAATTTACCTAGCGATATAGGTATTCTTCCATTTTGTTTATATCCGTGTTTTGAGTTTTCAGAATGTGATACCCATTCAAGGTTATCAGCCCTATTGTCATCTCTTCGCCCATTTTTGTGATTAACTACCAAGCCATCACAAAACCCTGTACAGAATGCTTTCGCAACTATCCTGTGGGCGCTGTATTTCTTACCGTATACCTTTATTTGAAGATATCCTGTCGACTTGCACTTGAATGGTTTTACACTAGTGCCATTAATTATTTTCTTATATGGCCTCTGTCTGGTTGATGTTACTGTAACTTCCCTCGTAATAGACCTGAAATTTCCTTTATTGCTAACCTGATAAAATGGAATCCCTTCGATATCTACCCAAACCTCAATCATAATTCCTCCATTCGCTAAGATGAATTGAGTTCATGGCACAATATGCTTCTATGTAGTCCATTATTTCGGATATTTTTTTTACAGATAGAGTCGCCGTACTCTCTCTGATGTTTATTAGCTCACCTTCTAACCCTGATATAATCTCAGGGTGCTGGTTGGTTGCAATCTGCCAACCAGAAACGAATAACCCCTTCCAAAACTCAATATTTCTTGCTTTTCCATGATATGTAGCCTTCTTACTTATTTCAGATAGCATCGCGTGAAGGCGTGCATTTTGCCGAATGCTGCGGTTGCGTTCCTGAATGGTTACTACGATTGGTTTGGTTGGGTCTGGAAGGATTTGCTGGATGGCTTGAATGGCGTTCTGCTGATGGATGTGGCTTCTTAGTTCAAACGTTAGTTTCTTCATCTCCTGCTCTCCGGTTCCATGCTATTACCGCGCCTTCGTAATCAGGCCTCTTTGGGCCATTGCTAAAACATGACATGCACTGGCCATATCGCCATCCACTTTCAGGAATGCGCATAATCATCGCGTTGTCTCCGCAAAACGGGCATGGCTTTAACTCGCTCATACTCACTCCTTCACTTTGACTCCAGCAGAGCTGGATGTTTTCCTCATAAGCATCCATTGCATCACCGAAGCCATTGGAATAATCAACAGTAAACCCTTTGGCTAATGCTTCTCTGCTGTCGATAAACTTTGGCGCGGTTATTTCAATAGCTGCTCGCGATGCCTGCCATGCCTCCCATGCAATCTCGACCTTGATGTGCATAATCTTCATCACGTCACTTGAAACGTGATATTTGTTTTTAAACCACTCTTCAAACTGCTTTCTTGAATCGTCCATATCAATCCCCGTTAGTCGTTTCACTCACGAATCTGACAAAACCAGCCATGTTAATTTGCATGAGTTTTTTCAACACCTTGTCTCTTCGACTCCGTTTTGGTTTTGGCCTGTGGTTGAATCTTTCATAAACTGGAAGGCTTGATGATTTCCAGTACCTATTACGCCTTGCTCCATCTTCCGCCATATCAGCATGAATAAGGTCTGCGAGTGTGCTCATATTCACCTCTCTAGTTACATTGGTTTTGTAATGTTGCTAGTCATCTTGCGAATAAAAAGATGCGTACGTAGCTTTGCTTCCCACATGTAAATCTCCTCAAGGCGAGATAAATCTACGAATACCGGACCTTTGTAATCTGGTCTTGATGCCCTTATGTATGAGCTAATAGTTTGTGCATCTTGCTCGTCAAGATTCATGACTTCCCTCTCTAACAGATTTCAGGTTATTCCACTCCGTTACCGCACTGCGATAATTCGCAGCCGCCACAGCAGCGTGGTTAACGCAGTAGATTTGGCACCCGTTCTCCATGTCGAATATTGTCGGTGATTTTCCGCATTTACATTTTTTGGCACGCGGTGCGTCTGAACACATTCCGTTAACGGTGTCCATCAGGATCCCCCTCGTTCTTAATCCAATAAAAAAGGGCTACTGTGTAAATAGCCCCTGTTATTAGCTCAGTGATGTAGATGGTCATCAGAATCCTCCTTTCTTCTTGGACTGCGGCTCCTCGCGTTCACGGCGGCGCATTTCAGCAGACTGTTGGTCTGTGTCATAAATAGCGCCATTTGCCTGAATGCAATACACCGTGCCGGTATTGCCATGACGATTGAGACGAAGGATTAGTTCGGTTTCACCAGGTGGAACACTGTCATCAAAAGCACCTTCACGATGGATCCCCACCCAATAATCGCAATCCTGTTCAATCTGCCCTGTATCTCGTGAGTCACTTGGTAATGGGCGTTTATTGGTTCGGCTTTCCAGTGCGCGGTTAAGCTGTGTCAGAAGCACAACAACGCAATCAAGCTCTTTGGCAAGGTTCTTCAGTCCTTTGGTGATCATGCCGTAAGCAAGGTCGTTGCGATCGGCCTTTTCAGCGGTCATTAGTGTCAGGTAATCGACCAGAATCATGCCAACACATCCTTTTTCTCGCTTGATTCGACGGCTTTCGCTGACGATTTGAGCCAGAGATAATCCCGGCGTGTCGTCGATGTAAAGCATGTCGATTTCACTCAAGCGATTGGCTGTTTCGATCGCCCTGTTGAAGTCACCATCGTAATCACCCTGATAGCCGTCATCAGCGTCATTTGTCGCCGGAAGGTAAAAAATATTCGGGTTAACACCAGACTTCTGCCCTACCAGTTTTTCCAGTATCTGGTCACCTGGCATTTCAAGGCTGAACATCAGAGCGGGCTTTTTCTCATGCACTGCGCAGTTGATTGCCATCTGGCTGTATAGCGTCGTTTTCCCCATCTTAGGGCGAGCGCCAATGACAAACAGAGAGCCTTTCACCAGACCTTTCGGTGACAGCATCCTGTCCAGCGATGGGATCCCTGTGCTCATTCCTCGCTGTTCGCCTGACGGATCAAATCGCTTCTCAAGGTCGCTAACCCAGTCTTCCATGATCTCACCAAATGAGCGAAGGCCGCGACGCGATCCGGTTTTTGCATGGTCTGTCAGTTGCGTGAAAATCGCCTGAATAGCTTCGTACTTCTGCGTTGCAGTCATTCCGTTGCGGGAATAGAGCAATTCCGTCGCTTCAGTCATGCGGTTGATGGCGTAGCGTTCCATTGCGGTTTCACGAACCTGCATTGCATAGGCAACGATGTTTGCTGCGCTTGGCGTGTTCTTTGCGATCTCAGCGATATAAGCAAAACCGCCAACAGACACCGTTAACGATTTGCGCTCCAGTTCATCGAAAAGCGTCAGGCCATCTACTGGCTTTTGCTCCCGGTGCATTCTGGTTATTTCTTCGAAAAGAATTTTGTGTGGTCGGCTGTAAAATGAATCAGGCTTCAGCATCGCCAGAACTTTCCGGACGCGCTCACTGCTGTCATCATCCAGAAGCAATCCACCAATCACCGCCTGCTCTGCCTCGATGCTATGGGGCGGCGCATAAAAATTATCGGTCATCGTGTTCACCCTCACGAACTTTCAGGTAGGTATTGTCGTTAAGCAGGAAATCAAATCCCTTTTTGTGCCAGACGGTTCCGCGTTGATGGTTTGGGCGTTCTTCGAACATCCATCGGCAATTTTCGCCTACGTAGATCAAATAATTTCTCCAGTCCTGCATCGTGAACCCATGCCCGTCAAGCTGGCGGGTTATCACTCCGGCTTTGCGCCAGAACGTTCGGATCTGGTTTTTACGCTTGTCATTCAGTGCGCGGATTTTTTGCGCTTCAGGAAGGATTTCGTGGTAAGCATCGACAACATCCTGACAGCTGACGGAAGGTTTTTTCTTGTCAGACTTTTTGTCTGCTGTGGCACTCTCTAATACGTCAGTATTAGAGATAATATTATTATATTCTTTACCTGTGGTAATTTGCTGGTAATCTGCTGGTACAGTATTGCTTGCAGGCATTGGTATTGCTGGCTTTGAGGTGGTAATTTGCTGGTAATCTGCTGGTACAAAATTTGACTGATAATCGTCATATTTCTCTACCGAGAAAACTGAGAATTTACCGTGTGAAACCCAGTCAATCATGCCGAGTTTTTTGAACTTTCTAAGCAGGTACTGAACGCGATCTGGTTTGAGTCCTGTTTCAAACGCCAGAGAGTTTCTACCGCCAAGTAGCTTCCCTCTGCCTACCAGAATTTCTCCTGCGTCAGTCATTACATACTCAGGCGTATACTTTGCTTTGAGGATTAAGTGAACCCACAGATGCGCAGCTTCTGCGTCCTTGTAAAACGGCACATCCATAATTTTACGGTGCAGCAAGGCATACCCCTTACCGCTGCTTTGATGCGGTTGTTGTAGCCTTCTGGCCTCTCTGGCTTCGGCTAGATTAGATATGTTACTCATGACCTTTCTCCTTCTGCATCAGCTTCACTTTTTCCAACTCAGCCCGGAATCGACCAGGCTGCTTGAAGCTGGACAGGAAGCGATCACGTAGTATGTGTTTGTGAATTTTGTCCTGGTAAGGACTGAGTTGTTTTGTCATAATTCCTCCTGTGGATTGATCCAGTAATGACCTCAGAATTCCATCTGCATTTGTTCATAACGCTCGGTTGCAGCCGGGCGTTTTTTATTGGTGAGAATCGAAGCAACTTGTCGTGCCAATCGAGCCATGTCGTCGTCAACGACGCCCCATTCAAGAACAGCAAGCAGCATTGAGAACTTTGGAATCCAGTCCCTCTTCCACCTGCTGATCTGCGACTTATCAACTCCCACAGCTTCCGCTGTCTTCTCAGTTCCAAGCATTGCGATTTTGTTAAGCAACGCACTCTCGATTCTTAGAGCCTCGTTGCGTTTGTTTGCACGAACCATATGTAAGTATTTCCTTAACAAATAAGAAGTTATGCGCATCAACTTATGCGCGTTGTATTCCCGCATTTCGGCGGGAATGAGGACCATGACTGTTAAAGAGCAATTTGCTTATGCCGCTTTGCGGTAAGCGCTTTCTTGATACTTCAGGGCGCCAGCTGTAACGACTTCCAGTCGATAGGCGTCTTTCTCTGGGATGACTTCCTTCCACTGAGAGACTGCTGCGTCGCTAATGCCTAACGCTTTAGCTACAGCACGCTGGGTTCCGAAGTGGTCGATAACATCTTTCTTGTACATAGACTCGCTCCGAAATTAAAGAACACTTAAATTATCCACTAAAGGAATCTTAAGTCAAGTTTATTTAAGATGTCTTAACTATGAAAACTCAATTGATGGGAGAGCGCATTCGCGCTCGGAGAAAAGAACTCAAGATCAGGCAGGCCGCACTTGGAAAGATGGTCGGCGTGTCTAATGTTGCCATATCTCAGTGGGAACGCTCTGAGACAGAGCCAAATGGAGAGAATCTTCTCGCCCTGGCTAATGCGTTGAAGTGTTCCCCTGACTATCTGATGAAAGGAGAGGAAAGTCTTTCAAACATTGCCTATCACAGTAGGCATGATCCAAGAGGGTCATACCCTCTGATTAGCTGGGTGAGCGCAGGATGCTGGATGGAAGCTGTAGAACCATATCATAAGCGTGCAATAGATAACTGGTACGATACAACCGTAGACTGTTCAGAAGATTCGTTTTGGTTGGACGTGAAGGGAGACTCAATGACGGCTCCGGCCGGTCTCAGTATCCCTGAAGGAATGATAATACTCGTCGATCCTGAAGTAGAGCCGCGTAACGGGAAACTGGTAGTTGCAAAGCTCGAAGGAGAAAACGAGGCAACTTTCAAGAAGTTAGTTATTGATGCAGGCAGGAAGTTTCTAAAACCACTTAACCCACAATATCCGATGATCGAGATCAACGGAAACTGCAAAATCATCGGCGTAGTTGTCGATGCAAAACTAGCAAACCTTCCATAAGGGGGCATTCGCCCCTTTTTTTATTTCCTTTAAAAATCAAAGCCAAACTTAAGTTACGAAAGAAAATTTAAGTTTTCTTCAAAAATACTCTTGACCATTAATTAAAGAGATCTTAAATTTAAGCCATCAGCAGGACGCTGGTAGCCAAACGGAACAGATTGGCAGGCTCTTTAACATTGATGGGATTGTCCCGCCGAAATGCGGGAACCAAAGAGTAGTTGGCTTTGGGGTGTGGTGAAGGGTTCATGGACGGGAATATGTCGCACGTAAAGCGGCGAGGCCTGCGGGACTATTGCCGAATTGAAGTCGGACGAAGCGGGTCGAAATGGGTCTCCCACCTACCACACCACCAAAGCTAATCATCTGAGGAACAGAAAATGTTAGACATCATGACCAACCCAATTCTCGGTGGTTTAGTTACCACATTCGCCATCTGCTTCGGTTTCACTATCTGGTCTGAAGTAGATGACTGGATGTGGGAACGCAAAAACAAATAATCATCGACACACAAGGATGTGTACCTTCCCGGAGGTCAACATGACAGTAGTCATTACATATCTGGCTGACGATAACGCCAGAAATCGCCGCAGAGCACGCAGACAGGCTCAACGTGAGCAGGCAATGCAAGAACAGCGACTGGCGCGAAAAATTGCGCTAAAGCTCTCTGGTTGCGTCAGAGCAGATAAAGCAGCATCACTCGGAAGCCTTCGCTGCAAGAAGGCAGAAGAAGTCGAGCGTAAACAGAATCGTATTTACTACCGCAAGCCACGCAGTGAAATGGGCGTGACTTGTGTTGGTCGCCAGAAAATGAAATTAGGCAGCAAACCACTTATTTGAGGTGATATATGGAAGAAGAATTTGAAGAGTTCGAAGAGCATCCGCAGGATGTGATGGAACAATACCAGGACTATCCGTATGACTACGACTATTGATAAAAATCAATGGTGTGGACAATTCAAGCGATGCAATGGATGCAAGCTGCAATCGGAATGCATGGTTAAGCCTGAAGAAATGTTTCCTGTAATGGAGAATGGGAAATATGTCGATAAATGGGCAATACGAACAACGGCAATGATTGCCAGAGAACTTGGTAAACAGAATAACAAGGCTGCCTGATAGTGGCCTTTATTTTTGGCACAAACAACAGAATAAACACTGCACTGTGTATTCATTCCAACGAGTGAATACACGGAGCAATGTCGCTCGTAACTAAACAGGAGCCGACTTGTTCTGATTATTGGAAGTCTTCTTTGCCCTCCGATGTGAGGGCGATTTTTTTTGATGGAGGATATATGAGTGAAGTAACAGATTTAGTTGTTATTGAAAAAGCAAATGCAATGACTGTATTTCAGTCTGCCGACCAGATTGAAGAAATCATTCAAAAGGTTGAACGTGAAGTTATGTCCTTTGTGCCTGATATCACAACGGCAAAGGGCAGAAAGGAGATCGCTTCTCTGGCGTATAAAGTTGCGCAGACGAAAACATATCTCGATGGTCTTGGCAAAGACCTTGTTGCTGAACTGAAGGAAATTCCAAAGCTAATTGATGCCAACCGCAAGACAGTGCGCGATCGCCTTGATGAGCTGAAAGCCAAGGCACGCCAGCCTCTTACTGATTATGAGGAAGAACAGGCACGGATTAAAGCCGAAGAAGAAGCTAAGGCAGCAGCTGAAGCTCTCGCAAAGCAAATTGAGTCTGACCATGAAATAGCGATTTTGATGGATCGCGAATTTGACCGCCAAAGAGAAGAGGCAAGACTCAAAGCGGAGCGGGAAAAGCGAGAGCATGAAGAACGCTTAAAAAGAGAAGCTGAAGAGAGAGCCAGAGCAGAAGCCGAAGCAAAGGCAAAAGCCGAAATTGAAGCAGCAGCAAGGCGAGAAGCAGAAGCTAAGGCCGCAGCGGAACGTGCAGAGCGTGAACGCATTGAAGCCGAGCAACGAGCACAGCGCGAAGCAAAAGAGGCAGCAGAACGAGCTGAAAGAGAAAAGCAGGCGGCAATTGAAGCAGAACGCCGAAAAGCACAGGAGGAGGCTGAACGAATCCGGCGCGAGGCTGAAGCAAAAGAGCAAGCCAGAATAGCAGAAGAAAAAAGAATCAAGGAAGAAGAAGAGCGTAGAGCAAAGGATAAAGCTCACCGGAAAGAAGTAAATAACAAAATACTTGCTGACCTTATCAAGGTTGGCGCATCAGAAGATGTTGCTAAAAATATCATAACAGCCATCGTAAAAGGCGAAGTATTCGCAACAAAAATAACCTACTAATAAAACCAACATAAGGAACCACCCATGATTTACGCAATCGCGGGAGGCGCTCGCATGGGTGCCTTCCAATTAAATGAATCTTTACTTGAACGAATCACCCGTAAATTACGTGACGGATGGAAAAGAGTTGAGGTCTTATTATGCGCAATGAAATAGCCATCAATCACCAGATGCTTCGTGCTGCACAGAACAAAGCAGTAATAGCCAGATTTATTGGTGATTCAAAAATGTGGCTTGAAGCAAATAAAGCGATGAAATCAGCTATCAACCTTCCGTGGTATCGCAGGAAATGAGTTTTACAGATAACTGGTCAGACGAAGAATTCATTCGTCAGATGAAAGAATTAATCGGTAACGAAGGAGATATTCATGTCACTTGCAACCACAGTGAAGGAGAGCAAGTTACAGAGACGCATGTACACGCAGAAAGCTCTCTGGTATCGCCATAATGGCGACCGCGAAGGAATGCGGGTATGCCTTAATTTGTCCCGAGTAGAAGTATTAAATCAGCGTTATTTCCTTGGACCGTGTCCATTCTGAGGTGAATTATGGATTTGAACAAATTCGATGAGCCATTCAGCCCTGAAGATATCGAATGGCGAATACAGCAAAGCGGTAAAACACGCGATGGCAAGGTGTGGGCTATGGTGCTGGCTTATGTCACGAACCGGGCAATCATGAAACGCCTGGACGATGTTTGCGGCAAAGCAGGATGGCGCAATGAATACCGCGATATTCCCAACAACGGCGGAGTTGAATGCGGCATATCAATCAAGATTGATTCCGAATGGGTAACCAAATGGGATGCTGCTGAAAACACGCAGGTAGAAGCCGTCAAAGGTGGTCGTTCCGGTGCAATGAAGCGCGCTGCCGTTCAGTGGGGAATCGGTAGGTATCTGTATAACCTTGAGGAAGGTTTCGCACAAACATCTCTCGATAAAAAGCAGGGATGGCACAGGGCAAAACTCAAGGATGGAACAGGATTTTACTGGCTCCCTCCATCGCTGCCGGGATGGGCAATACCAGCATCAGATAACAAACCATCACCAGAAAATACCAACCAGAAATCTCCATCGGTTGACTGCGAACAAATCCTGAAAGACTTCAGCGATTATGTGTCAACAGAAACTGACAAGAAAAAACTCATCGAGCGTTATCAGCGTGACTGGCAATTAATGGCTGGCAATGAGGAGGCGCAGGCTAAATGCGTTCAGGTAATGAACATCAGAGTTAACGAACTAAAACAGGCGGCATAAATGGCAAGCAGAGGCGTAAATAAGGTGATTATCCTTGGTCGGGTAGGACAAGACCCGGAAGTTCGATACTCACCATCAGGTACAGCGTTCGCTAACCTGACAATAGCCACGTCAGAACAATGGCGAGATAAAAATACTGGCGAGCAAAAGGAATTGACTGAATGGCATCGTGTTGCTGTATCCGGGAAACTGGCTGAGGTCGTGGGGCAGTATGTGAAAAAAGGTGATCAGATTTATTTCGAGGGAATGCTGAGAACCAGAAAGTGGAAAGACCAGTCAGGGCAAGACCGTTACACAACCGAGGTTCATGTCGGAATTAATGGCGTGATGCAAATGCTTGGCGGAATTGGCGACAGCAAACAACAAGCAGCCAGCAGGCAATCGCAGAAGCCACAGCAGCAATCATCACCAGCACAACACAACGAACCTCCGATGGATTTTGACGACGATATACCCTTTGCACCAGTAACTCTCCCCTTCCCTCGTCACGCTATTCACGCAATTTAAGGACTTACATGAATCACTTGATGGTTGACCTTGAAACAATGGGCAACGGGCCATACGCGCCAGTTATTTCTATTGGGGCGGTATTCTTTGACCCGAATACCGGAGAAACAGGAGAAGAGTTCTCGGTAAATATCTCGCTTGAGTCATCAATGCGATATCGGGCGCGTCCTGACGCTTCAACGATTTTATGGTGGCTGGAACAGAGTGAAGAAGCCAGAAAATCGCTAACCAGCAACACTCAGGAGCTTTCAACGGCTCTTTCATGGTTATCTGAATTCATCATAAAGAACGCCAACCACAAACTCGTTCAGGTTTGGGGGAATGGAGCATCATTTGACTGCGTTATTCTCCGCAACAGTTATTCGCTGACAGGGCAGCCAGTTCCGTGGCAGTGGTGGAATGACCGCGACGTAAGAACAATCGTCGAACTTGGGAAGGTAATAGGATTCGATCCTAAGCGAGATATGCCATTCAAAGGAACTCGCCACAACGCGCTTGATGATGCCATCCACCAAGCCAAATACGTTTCAGCGATCTGGAAAAAGTTAGCTAAATAATCAACAGGAGAAAACCATGCCAGCGCCTCTATATGGTGCGGACGACCCGCGCCGCTGTTCCGGCAATTCCATATCTGAGGTGCTGGAAAATATCAAGAATAATCTCGACGCGTTTCTTGCTCTGCCACCAGAAACAAAAGAAGAACGGAAGTACCGACGCGATATACAACTCGCAGAAAAACAGGAAAAAGACCGAATAAACGAAACATCAATCCGACCATTCCGCAAATCCACATATACCCACTTCCCTGAATATATCGACCCGCGCCTGCGTAATTACCGCTCACGCTATGGCGCTATCAGTAATGACTGAGGAATTTACAATGAGAGGACTTGCATACAATCCCGGCATTCTTCCGGCAGAAATGATTATTCGCCAACGCGTAAAGCCAATGCCATCGAGAGAGGAATTGCTTAAGAGAAATTCTTTTCCATCAGTGAATCAAAACAAATATCTGAATGCGATGTGGCGTAAAGGAGGCAAGCAGTGAGTAATTCCGCACGACTACAGCTTGGTTTTTCACCGCTATCAAAAACTATCATGCTGGCAAAAATGCGCGATGTTGAAGGTGGACGTATGCGCGTTGGCAATGATCCAGGTCGTGATGTTACCAATGAGGCTGCTCAATTGGTGTGGCGACTGGTCATGGTTGAAGGTGGTGAGATCGCGTGGGAGCTGGATGATGGTTCTCGCATGGTGTTGAAGGCAGAAAAGCAGGAGGCAACCAGTGAGCCAGATTGATTATCAGGCACTGCGTGCTAAGGCAGAAAAAGCAACGTGTGGTGTGTGGTCGCTCGAATATGGAGAGGGCCGATTTGATGGTGATGATGCGCTAATTCATCGCGAGGCTGCTGGATATATCCCCATTTGCAGAATTGAAGGAGCTCATCCAGAAAGCGGTTTCGATGAAGATTTCCAAATGGAACAGCAGGCCAATGCTGAATTCATCGCCGCAGCCAGTCCGGCTACCGTGCTGGCACTACTGGATGAACGGGAAAGAAACCAGCAATACATCAAATCCCGCGACCAGGAGAACGAGGAAATTGCGCTAACGGTAGGGAAGCTGCGTGTTGAGCTTGAAGCAGCAAAATCAAAACTCAACGAGCAGCGTGAGTATTACGATGGAGTAATCGCGGATGGAGGTAAGCGCATTGCAGAACTGGAAAAACAATGCGCTGAATGGGAGCGAAAAGCATTAAGCAACTTTGAAGAGTGTGCTGCGATGGCTGAACGTATCGGAGAGATGCAGACAAAATCTGCACCAGATTCGTTTGGCATCATCGGTGAAAATATTCGGACACAGGACAATCGAATAACGTCAGATCCCATGTTTTGTGTGTATCAAAAGCGCGAAATCGTTGTTGATGCTGATTATGACTATGACCGGATTGTCTGGGTTGATGAAGATGGCAATGAAGCCAATAAACGCCAAAGTCGTCGTCTCGAACTACTTCACGAAAACTTTCGAGAGCCACCAGAAAAATGGCGGCGCGTTGCTGTGAAAGATATTGATGAATTCGTTACCTGCTGTTTCACCGAACAGGGTTGTAAAGACTACCTGGCAGCCAATGGTCACAATCTTCGCTTGCCATTTATATATGTAAAAAGCGGTTTCAGGAACGCTGAATATATCGGCATAAGAAACTGGCTTGCTGGCATTCGCATCAAAGGAGAGTGATATGAGCGCTATAACCAAAGAACGTATCGAATTATTCATTAAAAATCCGCTTGATAACGGACTTACCCGTGGCGAACAAATGGAACTGGCACGGATTGCACTGGCCTCGCTTGAGGCAGAGCCAGTTGGTGCATTCCACATTGCTGAACAGCAAGTTGACGGCACAAGTGACTACCTCAAGGATGGAGAATGGCCTATTGATAATGGGATTATTGAAGTCTACGCCGCTCCGCCAGTACCAGTAGTACCTGCTGCATTACCTGAGAACGACGATGAGGACGGGCATGACATTGATTATCTTGAGCCATCTGAAGTTTACTCGCTTGGGCGAACAGCTGGCTGGAACGCCTGCCGTGCTGCCATGCTTCATGGTGCCGAACCTGTAAGCCAAACTTACAACTTGCCAGAATTAATCGAAGGCATGGAGGTTTCCATTGATGTAAGCACTTGTGATGCGGATTTAGGTAATCGCTATTTCGGTACCGTCACCGAGGCGTTAGAACTTGATACTGCCAAGAATGGTTACATCCTCCTGGTTCAGGACGCAGAGCCAAACTTCGATGTAAATGGCAACTCTCCGGTAACTCCGGATGGTTGGATAAGCTGTAGTGAGCGGATGCCGGATAAGTTAATTCCGGTAATGGTCATGTATGAAGACGGTGAGATGTGGTCTGCAATGTGGAATGGCAATCGCTGGGATGATGGCACTGAATATCCGGATCCGCACTCAGTTACGCACTGGCGTGAAATGCCAGCAGCACCGCAGCAGGAGGTGAAGTGATGGACTCCTTCGCGAAATATACGATTATTGACTGGATAGCATTCCTTCAGGTTTTGCTCATCTGGTTTTATATGGCTTACAGGAGTGGGCAGTGGATTGTCAGTGTAGCCTGTAGCAAGGGGTGGCGTTGGTGGAACAGAAAGAATAAAAAAGCACTGGCATTGGATTCGTTTTACGAAGCATTCAATCTTAACAGCCTTCAGCCTGGTTCTGTCATTGTAGTCACCACTCAAAGCGGCATGACGATACAAATTCACAAGCCAAAGGAGGAAGGTCGTGGCTAACCTGCAACTTGCCGTCAAAGGTGAATGCTTCGATGCCATGATTCGCGGGGAGAAAACGGAAGAGTATCGCCTGTGTAATGACTATTGGAATAAGCGCCTCGTTAACCGTAAGTATGACCGCCTGATTATCACAAAGGGATATCCGAAGCGCGACGATTCCAGCCGTAGAATTGATGTTCCGTATGACGGATATGAAATCAAGACAATCACACATCCGCACTTCGGTGATAAACCGGTAAAGGTGTTCGCGATAAAGATTAATATCGACAATGAATAACAATCCTCGCACTCGCGGGGATTTCTTTTATCTGAACTCGCTACGGCGGGTTTTGTTTTATGGAGATGATAAATGCACTTCCGAGTCACAGGAGAATGGAATGGAGAGCCATTCAACAGAGTTATCGAAGCGGAGAACATCAACGACTGCTACGACCACTGGATGCTGTGGGCGCAGATAGCACATGCAGACGTAACCAATATTCGAATTGAAGAACTGAAAGAACACCAAGCCGCCTGATGGCGGTTTTTTATTACCTGATTTGCAGGTTCGATTCCCTATTCGGAGATAGTACTCATGCAACACGAACTACAACCTGATTCACTGGTTGATTTGAAATTCATCATGGCTGATACTGGCTTTGGTAAAACCTTCATCTATGACCGGATTAAGTCCGGCGACCTGCCTAAAGCCAAAGTTATCCACGGGCGAGCAAGATGGTTATATCGTGACCATTGTGAATTCAAAAATAAGCTCTTAAGCCGCGCCAATGGGTAAAATAGCGGGTAAAATATTTCTCACATCTAAAAAATACCATTCCAATCAATCCCCTGCCGCTTCAAGTAGATGTCTGCAGGGGACACCAGATACCCTTCAAACGAAATCTACCTTCACCCCGTAAAAGATGGGTTTGGCAGCACACTTGCCTTATATCTACTCATTTTTACTGCAACAGGTTGAAATCTCAGCACTGTCAGAAAGCGCTGATGACTAAACAGCCCTGGGCCGGGCGATGTAACCATCACACAGAATCCTGATAGCGAAATATGGCGTGACTCGATACTTCACTCCGCAATGCATTCCTTGATGAATTCGCAGGACCGTGATACACGGGACAGGTCACTGAATGACGACAATGTCCTGGAAATCAGCGAACCGCGCATCTGAAGTACATTTGAGCGACTGTACCAGAACATGAATGAGGCGTTTGGATTAGGCGATTATTAGCAGGGCTAAGCATTTTACTATTATTATTTTCCGGTTGAGGGATATAGAGCTATCGACAACAACCGGAAAAAGTTTACGTCTATATTGCTGAAGGTACAGGCGTTTCCATAACTATTTGCTCGCGTTTTTTACTCAAGAAGAAAATGCCAAATAGCAACATCAGGCAGACAATACCCGAAATTGCGAAGAAAACTGTCTGGTAGCCTGCGTGGTCAAAGAGTATCCCAGTCGGCGTTGAAAGCAGCACAATCCCAAGCGAACTGGCAATTTGAAAACCAATCAGAAAGATCGTCGACGACAGGCGCTTATCAAAGTTTGCCACGCTGTATTTGAAGACGGATATGACACAAAGTGGAACCTCAATGGCATGTAACAACTTCACTAATGAAATAATCCAGGGGTTAACGAACAGCGCGCAGGAAAGGATACGCAACGCCATAATCACAACTCCGATAAGTAATGCATTTTTTGGCCCTACCCGATTCACAAAGAAAGGAATAATCGCCATGCACAGCGCTTCGAGTACCACCTGGAATGAGTTGAGATAACCATACAGGCGCGTTCCTACATCGTGTGATTCGAATAAACCTGCATAAAAGACAGGAAAAAGTTGTTGATCAAAAATGTTATAGAAAGACCACGTCCCCACAATAAATATGACGAAAACCCAGAAGTTTCGATCCTTGAAAACTGCGATAAAATCCTCTTTTTTTACCCCTCCCGCATCTGCCGCTACGCACTGGTGATCCTTATCTTTAAAACGCATGTTGATCATCATAAATACAGCGCCAAATAGCGAGACCAACCAGAAGTTGATATGGGGACTGATACTAAAAAATATGCCGGCAAAGAACGCGCCAATAGCATAGCCAAAAGATCCCCAGGCGCGCGCTGTTCCATATTCGAAATGAAAATTTCGCGCCATTTTTTCGGTGAAGCTATCAAGCAAACCGCATCCCGCCAGATACCCCAAGCCAAAAAATAGCGCCCCCAGAATTAGACCTACAGAAAAATTGCTTTGCAGTAACGGTTCATAAACGTAAATCATAAACGGTCCGGTCAAGACCAGGATGAAACTCATACACCAGATGAGCGGTTTCTTCAGACCGAGTTTATCCTGAACGATGCCGTAGAACATCATAAATAGAATGCTGGTAAACTGGTTGACCGAATAAAGTGTACCTAATTCCGTCCCTGTCAACCCTAGATGTCCTTTCAGCCAAATAGCGTATAACGACCACCACAGCGACCAGGAAATAAAAAAGAGAAATGAGTAACTGGATGCAAAACGATAGTACGCATTTCTGAATGGAATATTCAGTGCCAT